AATAAATAACTAAAACGGAGTTTAACATGGCAGACTTAGTCAAAGCAGCAAGAATTGCATTTGCAAGTGAATTTGCATTTTATCTAAAAGCACACAATTTCCATTGGAATGTTGAAGGTCAAAACTTCAATGATTTCCATGCATTATTTTTAACAATTTACGAAGAAGTCCATGCTAGTGTTGATTTATTTGCGGAAAATATTCGCAAACTTGATGCATACGCACCGGGTTCATTCAGTGCGTTTGCTTCGTTGTCTGTTGTATCAGAAGTCAATGAGCCAGTGGATGCAATGACAATGATTGCAATACTTGCACAAGACTCGGTCAAAATGGCAGAACTTTGCGGTATGGTTTACAAATTAGCAGAAGGCGCAAATGAATTTGGCTTTGCAAACTTCTTAGCTGATCGTCAAGACGTGTATCGCAAATATGCATGGATGCTAAAGTCTACGTTAAAGTAAGTTAAAAATTTAATACTGTAGACGTTAAATTCTCTGCACTTAGACGAATGCCGCTATCCCACTGTTCCTCTGGGTATGTTCCCCACATGAGTTTGTTATTGTATGGAAGCACAGTCCAACATCCTACACCGTTTGTAACACTGCCGTAAATCTCAGATTCTAATTGACCTGGACCCCATGCGCTACTACCGACAATAATTCTCCAGTATTCTGGGTATTGCCCTATATTCATTATATTAATTATTGCTTTGTCCCGTGTCATACTGAGTTTATGATTAAGCTCTATAGTCCCGGGTAGTTGGAAATCTTTACTATGTATCACATAAGCACTACTAATTTCAACAGGACCGCCATAGTATATTGGCGCCTTAAATTGTAAGTTCATGCCTTTTCTTAGTTTTTCGGCAACACTATCTTCTAACTGTTTGTTAACGATCCATCCTTTGGCACCGTCACCATTGTGGTCTGCTACATAGACGACACTTTTATTAAAGCTACCGCCTGCAATGGATGGCAAACTCACTAGGAAATTATTTTTGTATCCCATATAAACTCCTATTCATATAATAATATTTATAGGCAAATAAAAAAGTAGCCCAAAAGGGCTACTTTAAGTCATTAGTTGCGTTTATTATTATTTTTTATCGGATGTGCCGCTTACGAAACTATAAAACTTTTCAGCAGCTTCTAAAACTTTGTCTGCACCTGGAATTTCAGGCATGTCTACTTTAGTAACAAGGTCCTTACCATCTCTAGAAATGCTAGTCTCAAATGCACCCCACTTTGCATGAAAATCTTGCCATACTTGGTTTTGTGCAAACTCTAATACTTTAGTGCGAATCTCGTAGCCATTCTTGTTTGGCTTAACTTGTGGCATTGCAGCCTTCATAATTTCTGCAAATTGTTCAAATTGTTTTGACATATCATTCATAATGTTTTTCCTTTTGTGTGTGTATGGATTGCATATGTTTATCATTACTCAATCCTATGTGTGTAAGCTATTGCTATCTATAAACAATAGTAAGTTTATTTATTTTTGTCAACTGGTTTATTGACTTTTTTCTGTGCTTCGTCTTCGCCATAATATGGAATATGTGCCATCATTTTCCACCTTTTTTCTTTTCAGCATAAGTTCTGAATACTGTGTGATCTGGATCTATCATCATACCCATCCTTTTAAATTTTGATTGGCTCTAATTTGCCAAGGTGCAAGGCCACGGTCGATGTTTCTTAGTCTGTTTTCTAAGTCGACCAAATCAACCGCATCTGCTAGATATGCATCGATCATATCTTTCTCGGTAGTAGCAGTTAGTAAATTTTTAAAAAAATTCTTAAGCATTATCTTCTCCCGTATGTTGCTTCGAATGCAACTGCAGGAATCATTTCTGCGGTAATGCCAAGATCATGTAATTCGTGCTGTGTTAAAGAATTTAATTCTCTATAAGTTTGATTGTAAACTTTACGACGAGCATACCAAACTTTGATTTGATTAATCATTTTAGTCCTCCTACTGTTGGAGCAACTCCAAATTCTAGCATGTAATTGTATGCGTAATCAGAGTCGTGCTTGTATTCAATTCTTGCCCAAGTTTGTAAATCGTGATTAGCTTTAACTTTTTTTCTAGAAACTAAGCCATCGAACAATTTTAGTGTTAACATAATATTCTCTCTTTCGTTGTATGTCTATATGTGTTAAGATGTTGCAGATGCATTGCTGCACCTGCACACACATATTTACTACTAAAATGGTCGTTTTTCTACCTGTATTTGTGCAAAGACGGTATGCGTCTAGTGCATATCACATACCGAATAGCTTACGTATACTTGCGGGATCATCTAATGTATACGGAGATTTAATATTAGTTTTTAGTCGTCCTTGGCAACGGTATCCTGCTGCTACAACACTAACAACTTGGTCACCTAGTTTGCGGTCTCTACTACCACTACGTCCTAGTCTAAATTCAATGTTAACTGCACCGTTGAATTCTGGAATAGGTAAATTAAGCGGATTTGAACCTAAATAAAATAAACCAGCACCGCCGATTTGAATATAATAAACGCCTTTGCGATTATATGTAGCTGCAATAATTTTTGCATTATCGAATGATTCGATTGCATTAAGTCTAGTTAAGAAACCTTTGCTCTGGGCCTGATTCCAAGCATCTTTTGTTACTGATCCGAATGGAATAGTATGAGGTATATTTGCATGTAGTTCAGCAGGTTCTAGCGTTCTAACAAAGTTAACATACGCAATCGCATCATCTGCTTTATTTTTTGCCGCTTGTATATAAAACGGTATTGCATCTGCGTCGATTGCATCGGGCGTTACAATTTCATATACATTGTTTTCAGGATCAACACGAACGCTTGTTCCACCAAGTTGAGCATTTTTGTTTGCTTTAACTTCAATGTTAAATGCGTTGCCATTAAATGTTGCTTCAATGTCGCCAGCACCTACGTTACTATAGCCAGCGCCGCCGGATGTGCCCGGATCTAGACCAGGAACTTGTGCAGATTGCAGTGCAGCGTAAACACGGTTTTCGTATTCTACGCCGCCTGCACCTACAGTTTCTTCAATGTTGTTTATAAATTCTACTACTCTCATGCAACTATTTATTACATTTTGGTTGTAGATGATTCATAAGTTCTGTTGTATTGATTGTTGACTCGAATAAATGTTGTGCATTTGCTGAGCTGTTTGAGAGTGGATGCACCAACATATGTGCAAGTAGAACGAATGCCGCCTAAAATATTTTGTATAGTATTTTCGACAGGTCCACGATATGGAACAAGAACTTCTCTGCCTTCGCTTGCACGGTAATCTTTAAGACCGCCGAAGTGTTTAGTATTAGCTGCATCACTGCTCATGCCGTAAAACTGCACGAATTTCTTAGTATCGTATAATTCTTCTTTTTCATAGCTATCGCTGTGATCAGTTAGATGGAGAATAACTTCCCCTGTCTTGTAATGTTTTGTAATAACTTCTCCGCCACCCTCGTCGTGGCCAGCAAGCATACCCCCAAGCATCACAAAGTCGGCACCGGCAGCAAAAGCCTTAGCCACATCACCAGGGCAAGTGCAGCCACCATCAGCAATAATATGTCCGCCAAGACCATGAGCCGCATCTGCACATTCGATAACTGCCGAAAGTTGGGGATACCCAACGCCAGTCTGAATCCTAGTAGTGCATACACTACCGGGACCAATTCCCACCTTAACAATATCTGCTCCATTGAGAATCAACTCCTGTGTCTGATCTGCAGTGACTACGTTACCTGCAATAATTACAATATGTGGATAAATTTTACGAATGTTCTTTACATGCTCAACAAAGTGCTGGCTGTAACCGTTAGCAACATCGATGCACAAATATTTAAGATTATTACCAACTCGTGCATATACTTGAACAAACTTATCGTAATCGGCCGAGCTTGTCCCAATACTCATTGCAACATTAGCAGTTCGAAGCCACGTCCCGGAATTAAAAAAATCTGTTAATTCAGCTACAGAGTATGTCTTAACTAAACATGTAAAAATTCCTTTGTTGGACAACTCGTCTGCCATCTTAAATGTGCCAACACCATCCATGTTAGCAGCCATAATTGGAACACCAAGATAATGTTCGTCTTCGATGTTGTCTGGAAAATCTGGCTGATAATTTTTAAATTTAAATTTACGCAATAGTTCGACATCTTTTCGTGAAGACAACGTGCTACGCTTTGGACGAATTAGCACATCGCTATAGTCCAACTTAATATCGTTTTCTAAATGCATTTAATCCTCTTATTCTTCTTCGACACTAAATGTCAAAGGAAACCCGCTGTGACGGCTAATAGTGTTAGCTTCGTGAGCTTTTTGTTCTGCAATTTCATAGTAATAAATGCCAGCAACGCCTTTGCCTTTGGTGTGAACTTCCATTGTAATATCTTCTGCCTTAGCAGGATCGTGATTGAACAAACCTATAAGCAATTCAATAACAAACGCCATTGGTGTTTTATCATCATTGTGTAAAACAACCTTAAACTTTTTAGGTTTATCAAATTTAATATTAATGGTTTCTTTAATTGTTACACTGGTCTGGCTCATTTATTTTTTCCATAAAAAAAAGTGGGGGATTGCTCCCCCACTATAATAGCACTATTACTTGTTTTGAGCAATAGTAATTTTACGTGGTTTCTTTTCTTCTGGAATAATACGCTCTAGTTCAATATAAAGCATACCGTTTTCCATACTTGCCCCGTTAACTACAACATCATCAGCAAGGGTAAAGTGACGCTTAAACTTGCGCTGTGCAATGCCCTTATGAATCCACTGCCAGTTTTCCGGCTGGTCGATTTCTGCAGGATTGTGTGAAATAGTAAGAATGTTGTCTGCTACCTCAATGTCAAGATCGTCTAGCTTAACGCCAGCAAGTGCAAGTTCAATTTGAAACTTGTTGTCGTTCTTAACGATATTGTATGGAGGGTAACCTGCGTTATTATGTTCTACGTAGCGGAACATATCATCAAACAAACGGTCAAAACCTACTGCATGTGGTGTTAGTTTGTTCAAGTCAAGGGTTGTTAATCTAGTCATTTGCTGTATCTCCTATAATAGCAAGATTTTTTCGGACCCATCATTGGCATCCATTTTTATTTATAACGGGAGGCTAACCATGGCCTCCCACGAGCGTATTAAGGCGCTACCCTATTCTTATTTAAATATAATAACTAACGTCTTTTCAAGCCACTCGCTTTAATCTTATCAGCGGTCAATGAATAATATAAGTTTCTAGTAGTTTAATAATTAATAATATCTTGTCACTTTCGCCAGATGAATTCTTTTCCGCATCTGGCTATCTAGTATATTTATAGAACTAATATAGTATGTGTGTGTGCAATTGTCAAGAACAAAAGATTAAGATAGTTTTTCTTTATCTAATTTTCTTAGCCAACGTTTACGTGCTGCGGCCCGCTGCTTTTTCTTAGTGATGCTTGGCTTTTCAAATGCCTCACGATCACGGAGTTCTTGCAAAACTCCTTCGTTGTTTAAGATTTTTTTCAGCTTACGCATTGCTCTAGATACATCGTTATTACGCACTTCTACATGAGTGCCTTTCACGATTGGATCTTGCAATTTATAATGTTTAGACATGTTTTCCTCTTTTTAGAATCCCGATAATTTTTGTGCCGTTCAGGCTAGGTTGTTGTTCCCATTCGTAATTTTCTAGTTGTTCAGAAATACGATTCATTACATCAAACCCTAGTTGCCTATTAGCATTTTCACGACCCCTGAACTGAACCATGCATTTTACTTTTGCACCGTCTGCTAGGAAACGCTCTATATGCTTTAGCTTTGTTGCAAAATCGTTAGGATCGATGCCCGGCCTGAATTGGACTTCCTTTAATTCAATTCGGTTTTCTCGCTGCTTCTTAGCTGCTTCTTTTTCCTTACGCTTTTGTTCGTAGAAATATTTATCTGCTGCTATAATTTTTGCAACGGGGGGATTCGCAGTTTCAGTAATAAGAACTAAATCAAGACCTCGTTCATCCGCAAGACGCAGTGCATCACGCTTACTCATAACACCAATTGGGCCATTGTCATCGTTGACTCTAAGCTCATGGTAACGAATATATTCGTTAATTTGTGGTCTATCGACTCGTTTAAAATCTTTGCTCAATTTTGATCCTTAATATTACTAAACATTGAACTCCTCATTCTAGATTATCCAAAACTAAATCAAAATAGTCTTGGAGGTCTTCATATACGTTGAAACCGTTATTTACTGCATTAAACAGCTTTGCGATATCATTACGTTTCTTTTCGTTATTAATAAACACAGTGTTAGTGTCGCTAAAGATTGCACACAATATACCTAAGTCATTTGCTGTATCCAAATCAACAAACACATTGTCACTAAAACGCATAACACTAATTAGCCATGCCATATTAGATTCGTTTACTTGTCCGTCACAGTGATAAATGCTTACAGGCACCGTTTTAAACAGTCGTTCGTGCAGTGTCTCTACTTTACTAATAAACTTTTCATTTGTGCTAACAACGGTAATAGTAGGCCCGGTATCTGTTAAATGCATATCGGGCGGTGTGATAGTATAAATTGAATTTTCCCTCATGGGGTTTATTCGTCCTTGCTCTTTATTTTAATAGATTTAATTTGTTTTGTTGGTTGCACAAGTTTACCGTCGATGCCATATACTTTATCTGTAACAGTATCATTTATCTCAATATAAGGCTCGATACGTTCATTGTCAACCGTTTCTTTTTTCAATTCGTTGAATACTTCTTCGATAGTTTCGGGATCTGCCTTTTCTAACATTTCTTCTAATTGAGTATCTACAATTATAGTTTTAGGCAAATTGTTTTTAACAACTACGACTTTTTCTTTTTTTGGTTTAGTAACTTTTTTTGGTTTAGTTGTAACAGCGTCTGTTATCTGATCTTCGACTTTCGCTGCAACAACCTTTTTATCTTCCCTAGCCCACTTAAATGTGTATTGACTTGCAACTAACAGTATAACAGCAAGTGGGTCAAACACAAATATAATAGTGATAATAACCCAGCGAACTGCTTCTTCTAGTAGTGATTTATTTGCAGTTTCCCCATATACAAACTCTGCCAGATACTTGACTGGTCCGACTTCAGCTTCTAACTTTCGGTATTCTGCTTCGAGTTTATATTTTTCTTCCGCTAATTTTGCAACTTCTGCTTCAGCTAGTTGTATTTTTCCTTCTTCGGTTAAGATATTTGCTTCTGTTGTTGTTTTATCTTCAGTTCCTAGTTGTTCTCTTAAACGATTGATAAGTTCATTGGATTGTGCAATTTGTGACTCTGCAGTTGTTCGCAGTCTTTGTATTTCTGCTCGAGCAGCATCAATTACAGGTGATGTTAACTTACTACGTTCGGATGCAATCAATTCTGCTAAACGTTGTTTTTCGTTAGTTTGTGCTACTCGATACGCTTCGATTGCACTTGTTGTTGCAGGCCCAATTGATCCGTCAGCTTCTACACCGACTAATGCTTGCAATTCTTTAATACTATTGCTTGTAATATATTGTTCAATTTTTTGTAAATTATCGTTAACTGTAGCTAGCTGATCTTCGTAAATTGATAGACCACCTGTTAGTCGTTGTTCTTCTTTACGTATGATTTCGTTTTGTTCGTCGATAGCAGGCTGAATGCGCTCATATGCAGAATCGATACGTTCTTGCTCTTTGTCAATTTGCGTTTGTAATTCAGTGTCGTTATTTTTGCCTGCAGTTTCCAACTCTGCAATTTCAGATTCTGACTTGTCAATGATTCGTTGTTGTTTAGCAATTTCTAAATCAATACGTTCGATTCGAGCAACGCTTTCACTTGCGCTTGCAGTTTGATCGATATGTGCTTTAGATAAGAAACCGAAAATACCCATGCTTGTGATGAACATTAATACAAGTGTTGCAACACTCAGATATGCTCGTAACCACCAAGCCGCCCTGTTCCAATATTTGTGCAACCATACAGCGGCTACTAGCTTACCAATCTCAAGTGCGCTGCCCATGATTATAATAGGTATAGCTGCAGCCGCAAATATGGCCACTAAGCCAGATACGCTATAATATATAGCAACACCGCTAATAGTAAGAGCAGTGACTAAAACTAATGATCCAAATAACATATATTATTCTCCGTATGTAACAGCGTAACCGTCATCTATCATTTTTTGGTTAATGTCTATTTTAACACCGTTTTCATCTTCTGTAAATACATGTCCTAATGTTCTACCAGCTTTACCACGTTTATTCATGATTGTTTGACAAATAAATTCTTTACCTAATAGGTCTGTTAATCTGTTTTTAGATGCAACAGCTTTTTGTCTAATAGACTCGTCTGTGCTTTTGATATCTTCGCAATTGATTCCGTATAACTTAATACGTTGTCTGATTAGAACATTAAATCCTAAATCAATTTGAGCGTCAACTGTGCATCCGTCTACTACACGGATAACAAAACATTTATATTCATACATTTGTTATAATCCTCTGTCTCTTAATATTTATAGACAAATAAGGATTTTTATAGCTCGACTGTATTAGTTGTCTGCTTTGATTACAAAATCTTGTGTTAATATAGGGCCGTTAATACTTAATGTATAGCCACCGGCAACAGTTGGGCCGTATCGAAACCCGTGATTACTAAAATGCGGAACAATTTGAGACAATATATCTCTGCTAGTAGTTCCGTTATCTACAAAGGTGTAATTGTCAATCCAAGTTTGAATATCTGTTGCATTGTTCATTTTACAAATCCTTTATTTTGTTGCTACATTTTTAGCAGGACCACGTCTCTCTGGATTAGGATCTTCTCTGCGTTTACGACGAGCTGCTTTAGCTCTGCCTTTTTTTCCTAACGCATATGCTTTACTTTGCGGTAAGCACTTAGGCTTACCTTCGCTATCATCTCCCCGAGCGCAAGGACCACGAACTTTTCCGTCTGGGCCAAATCTGACCCATTTTTGCTTGAACCATTTACGTAAGTCTTCTGTTACTATTTCTTCTATTAACATCAGTCTTTACTCTTATTGCCCCAGTTCTTGGCGCCGACTTTGCGACACTTTGCTAACGCACCGGAAGCATATGCACTTGGCCATACTTTATAGCGAGATTTAACTTTGTGATAGCAAGCGTCTTTTTCACCTGCTGCTTCATCAAACTGTGCTTCTGTTATTGATTCTTGCTTTGGTTCTTGGTTAGTATTTGGTTCTGGTTTTCTAGTAGCTGCAATTGCTGCTTTTTTCTCATCTGGTGATTTACTACCAAAGTTTGCTTGAGTTTTATCTGCGTTTGCAATCCAATCTTTAGCTTGTTTTTTGCTAACAGGTGAAGATAAAAATTCTCTAATTTTTGTTTGTGCATTTTTTACTTGGTCAGGATCTGCTTCAAATCCTTCCGTGCTATCAAAAATAATCATATCATTGCCAAACATACGCTGGAAACGTCCGATATTATTTTGGACTGCACTCCACATTTTTTCAACTTCTTTAGGATCTAAACTACGTAAACGTTGACGATTACGTTCTTGTGCAACATCCAATGATGTGTTTACATATATCATCATTGTGTCGTATCCCAATGCATCCAATCTTGCTTTCAATGTTGCAATTTTGTCTGCGTCTTTACCTGTGCCATCGATTACCATTCCAAGGCGACCTAGTTTATATAAGTCGTCTTGTGTAGCACTTGTTTGCTTTGCACGGTTACGAATTTCTTGACCTTGGGGACTAAAAATGCTGGCAGGATCTAATTCCATGCCAGCCTTTTTCATAAAAATTTCATATACGTCATCGCTGTTTAACATTTTAAGACCAGGATATCCTCCTAGCAATTTTCCAGCAACGTAACTTTTGCCACTACCTGGGCCGCCAGCCATAAAGACTGCTTTAAAGATGTAAGGATCGTTTGGACCCTCATTAATTGGTTGGGATGTAACTTCAAAAACTCTCATGCATTTATTTATGCACGAAAGCCTTACAGCGTTCCAAACTTTACTACCTGCCGTAAATTGCCACGGTCATCTAGTAATTTAACAACGCCGTCCTTTACATCACCTTGCTTGATCATTTCTGATCTACTTAGTTTGGACCGCATATATGCAAGAGCATTTTTTCTGTTATCAAACAGATCACACTCTTTAGTCTTGACCCCACCTTGGGAAGTATAATAAATGGTTTCTACTTCGAAAGTTGCCATCGCTATTACTCCTTATACAGTAAAGTATAATATAATTTACTTATACTCGTTTGTCAAGCAGATTTCCGATGATTGTTGTCTTGCCGTTTACTGCATACGTTCGATACACGTCATGTAGAATTTCTTTATATTTGTCAACGTATCCGGTCTCTAACATTGATTTTGAAAATTGTTCAAAGTTAGTTACATATTGTTTTTTTAATTTATAAGGGTTGTCTATTACTGCTACATGTTCATCGAAATTTTGTAAAATTCCAAATATATTTTCTAACTCTGCATCAAACAGTTTATCACGAATAACATCTTCATAAACAATAATATAATCGATATGTTCGACATGACGAATCAATGATTCGAAACCATATAGCAAATCATCTAGTAATTTACTTGCCACATCAATTGTTACATCATCATAATTTTGTTGATGTCCTAAGTATATGTTAGCGTTTTGTAGTGCTATAGAAGTCACCCAATCGATAAAATCTTTTCTAATTAATAAAACTTTTTTCTTATCTTTTATGTATTCTTTATAAAACGATTGTTGGCAGTAAAATGAATGCCAACTTAAAAACATTTTATATAAGAATTTTTTAGGTGAGTGCAACTTATCAAATGCAGAAATCATACGTAGATATTTGTCGTAAAATTCATGACATTGAATACAACTAAAATCGTTGCAGTGTTTTATGTATTCTTCGGTGGTTGCTTCGCCAGAATCTGGTATTTCTAAGATTTGATAATCAAACCCAACTGCATATATTTCTTTGAGATCAACAAACCCTGCGTCTGTTAACCATTTGCCAAATACACTCGATCCAGTTCTTTGAAAGCAAAAAACAATTAGTTCAGTCACATTCAGGAAACTTATGTTTTACAATTTGCTCCATGCCAGAAAAATGCCCATTGAGTTTATTTTTCACGTAAACATGGGGTTCTTCTGTTCCCCAACGAAAAATTGCGTTTTTCGCAAATCCAAAAATTTCTCGTTTATTGCTTTGGAGTAGTGTGTCTTGCATATCATTGTCGCCGATATCATCTAGATATCGCAATGCATATACAGTAATATCTTTTACGCTAAGTGGGACTTCTACTTTAGCTAAAATCTTTCGCCCAGTGCCAGTATCTTTTGACCTCATAGTTATGCCTTTCGTTGCCAATATGTTAAATTCTGATGTGCCATGACATCTCTCCATGATTATCTTGTATTAAGATACTATGGCAAGATGACTTACTTGTCAACCAATAATGTTTGGTTATAGTATTTATTTAAAGTTCGATATACGAAAACTTTAATGACCATGTAACATCTGCGGTAGCAGACCCGTTCGCATAAATTTTGAACTGACCGTTATCTATTACTGTGTCTATATCCCACCCGTTTGCATTAGAAAAGGTATATGTTTTAGTAGGAGTCACTGGTAAGACATATCCGCCGTTATTATTTTGAACAACGCCTTCTATTTTTATTTTTTGCAATTCAGTTCTTGCATTATTTGATCCAACAGCTTCTACGGTATAAGACCATATTTTATTTAAAGCAGGTGTCATCTCTACATTGTCAAATTTTACCACAGACTGTGAAGCACCGACGGTTTTAATAGAATATTTTGTATAAGGATCGCTGCCCGAAACTGTATCTGTTTGTATAACTGCACTAGTAGAAGTAAGCGGTGTTGTAGTTACTATGTCGCCGCCGTTGAAGCCCGGATTGGTAGATTCAACAGGTTCTGCGCCTGTGCTTCTTTCAGTTTGCTTTTGTGAGTAAACAGTTCGGTAACCGGTTATAGTTCCACAATAATCATATATAGGCACCTGCTGAGATATATTAGGATTAGGTTCGTCGTCTCTGTCTAAGATATCTAAAATCTCAGGTTCTACTAATAAGTGAAATATGTTAGGGTATGTTATTGGCTCACCGATAACAGTTTGTGTATTTGTAAATAACGGACCGCCGGTCACTGGGTTGTAATTATACTTGTAAGTAACAGGATACGATGCTAGATTATCGTAAACACTTTTCAGGGATGAAACAACACTAGCAGTTGATGTTATCGATCCGCCAGAGTTATACATTACACCTACTTCAGTATTACATGCTCCAGAAGTAAAGTTGCTGCCGCCTGTGTTATAAGAACCTAGTATATTGTTCTCAAAACTAATTATGTTAGATATAGCATCTGCAACAACATTTACGTCATTTGTGATGCTGTCAATAACACTTTGACTTAAAGTTCCAAGGCTAACAGCTTCAAAGTTGTCTGCAATTGTTCCTAAAATACCGCCATTGAACACGCCGGTATTAAATCCGCCTGTGCTTAAGCAACCGCATACTTGACCTGGAACAATACTGCCGATCTGATCAATTATAGCTTTGCCTGCACCGAGAAAACTACCAAACGCATTTCCGATAATATTTGGAATAGCAATAGGATTTACAGGAGAAGCACAAAAGTTAATCATTGCTGCAACGTTTTGAGCCTCTGCAATAATGGCATTTAGTCTGCCTAAAATATCATCTATTTTAGTGTGATCCATAAATGACTGCAATGCACCTGCAAGTTTGTCTAACGCAGAATACAATGCAGCTTGTAAGTTTGGCAAACCTAGTAATTCTTGTATGTTAGCATACATACAAATTTGCAAGTTAGGCAACTTAAACCCGCTACCACTTAGCAATCCACAAATAAGTTCTCTGAGTGTAAAACTATACTCAGCCGATGCAATAATTTTCACAGGGCCGGCATCTATACCAATACCCCCGCCAAATTGTGTTGCATCTAAATAATCGTTTGCATTTTGCAAACCTGCTTGGAAATCTGTAAATGTAGTCATTGTTATCCACCTGCTCTTACATTGCCACTTGCACCTGTTGCCTTAGGATTGCAATGAGGCGGGCCGACTATCGGGCATAATCGGTCAGGGGAAGCATTATCGTTTAAAACAATAATTGGCTTCCCACCGATTCGAATTTTTGGATTAGATGTAATTAGCGCACCGCCGCCGTGTGTATTTTTATCACCATCTACTGCAACAGTTTTACCGTTTACTCTAACGTTAACACCTGTTGCGATAGTTTGTGCGCCGCAACTTCTCGAATCCCTGTCTCTATGCACGTATCCCATGCATATATTTATTACAGAACAAGACCTGCAGGTGCTGCTACAATACCAGATGTAGCTTGTGTATAATTGTCAGATATTTGTTTAACTGTTTTTGTAACCATAACAACATTGTTTTTGTAAATGTCGATAGGCGTAGTATCCTTAGGATCGATACTCATTAACCACGGAATAAGCATTGCTTGACCATTTTGTGGATTAACTGTAAAGACCAATGGCCGAGTGAGTGTCAACGCATCGGCTTTATTTTCGATTAGTTTACCGATAATTTCTTCACCGGTAACTAATTTAAGTGTGACTACGTCATTTACAACATAAGTTGGTTTAAGATTGAGCATCAATATTTTCCATTAATTGTTTTACCTCTGCTGGATTCATCTTGCTCAATGGCATGCCGCCGCCTTCAACTAAAACCTTTCCTTTATAATAAATTTGTGGAACAGTCTTGTGTCCTTGCGCCATAATCCACTCTCGTTGAGCAGCGTCCAGGTCAACTCTAATTTCTTCGAATTGAATATTATTTTTAGTAAGATAGTTTTTTGCAAGGTCACAATACCCGCATCCTGCTTTACTATAAACTGTAATCATTTTTATCCCCATAACTTTCTAAAGCTATCTGGTAACTTTTGTTTAACTGGTTCCCAAATAGCTCTTTCGATCTTGCCGATAAATGCCGGTCTTGGCACTAACCATGCAATAAGCATTCCTAGCAATATTTCCATTATAGACTAAATCCTTTAAATGTGTCGCCACTAACATCTTGTTTAACTGCACCGATAGTATACGAACTAATCTCGGTTTCTTGTGGTGCAACTTGGACTTCTGCCCCAGCAATCCATTTTTGTGTCCATGGTAGTGGGTTGGTTGCTTGGCTGTATACTTTAGGCAAAGATACATGCGACATACGCTTTGCTGCAATATGTTCAATATATTCGCATAGTAATTGCTTGTTAAGGCCTAACATGCTACCGTCTTTAAACAAGTATTCTGCCCATGCTTTTTCTTGCTCAACTGCGTCAACAAACATTTTGATACACGCTTCTTCTGTTTCAACTGCAATTTTCTCGAAATCAGAATCGTCCTTGCGTAGTGTTTTTAGTAGCAACTGTGTGCTACCAAGATGCAAGTTTTCATCACGAGCAATTAGCTTGATGATCTTAGCATTGCCTTCCATCTTTTTCAATTCAGCAAATGCCCAGCTACATGCAAAGCTAACATAGAAACGAACGCCTTCAAGAATGTTTACACTCATAAGTGCAAGCCATAGCTTCTTTTTTAGTTCATATAGATCCACAACAACTGTGTTGCCATTTACAGTGTGTGTTCCTTCGCCTAATAGGTTGTAGTAACCTGCAAGCTCAATTAGTTCATCATAATTTTTAGAAATGTCTTCTGCACAATCAACGATTTCTTCGATGTCCATCATCCCATCGAAAATTTTACTAGGATTACTATAAATGTTTCGAATAATATGAGTATAACTGCGACTATGAATTGTTTCGCTGAAAGTCCAAGTCATAATCCAGTTTTCAAGTTCAGGCAGACTAACAATACTGCCGAAGGCTTCGACTGGTGCTCGACCTTGCACAGAATCAAGTAGAATTTGACGCTTTAGGTTTGATGTAAAAATATGTTGTTCGTGTTCTGTAAGTGCTTTGAAGTCTTTTGCATCCTTCATAACATCTACTTCTTCGGGACGCCAAAAGAACCCCAACTGCTTATCTGTAAACTTGTCAAAGCTAGGATACTTCATTGTATCGTAACGTTGAATAGTTGGCCCTCCGCTTGGATCGAGGAAGGCCTTTACTGTTGTGTGATCACTTTTGTTGTTAATATCAAATACTGATGTCATAATGTTTCCTTAAATTGTGCAACTATCGCAAGCGGCTTCATCTGCGAAACCATTTACATTTTCTGTTTCGACCACTATATTTGATTGTGCAAATTTGTCAATGTCAATTTCGCCTGCGCCGTCATATGTATTGAAGTAATACAATTGTTTGCCGCCATACTTATAGAACATTAACATGTGCTGGATCATTGTAGACATCGGAATTTTTTCGTCTTCGAAAAACTGTGGATTATAAGAAGTGTTTACAGAGATACCTTGGTCAATATATTTTTGTAGTATTGCCATAATCTTTAGATAGCCTTCTGGACTCTTTTGCTCCCATAGTAATTCGTATTTGTTTTTTAGTTTATGAATACCAGGCACAACTTGTTTCAATACGCCGTGCTTTGACTGCTTCACTGACACTAAGGAGCGTGGAGGTTCGATGCCGTTTGTTGAGTTTGAAATCTGTGCAGATGTTTCTGCTGGCATTAGCGCCATAAGAGTTGAATTGCGAATACCAGTGTTACGCAATTGTTTTCTTAAACCGTCCCAATCCATGCGTTCTTGATGTGCAACGAGTTCGTCGACATCACGCTTATAAGTATCAATTGGCAATATACCATCACTATACTTTGTCTGATCGTTCCATATACATGCACCTTGCTCTGCCGCCAAATCGGCACTAGCTTTAATTAGGTAATAACTCCAAGCCTCTGCATACTCGTCAATCATTGCTAGATTTGGATTGCTATAAGTCATGTCATTTTTAGCCATCCAGTATGCAAGGTTAATGATACCAATACCCAATGGACGTCTACCCATTGTTGCACGGTATGCTGCTTTAACAGGATAGCTCTGGTAACTTAACAATGCGTCTAGTCCACGGACAGCAAGTTCGCATATTTTTGCAAAGTCGGAAGGTTTTTTGATATTACCCCAATTAATTGCCGACAGAGTGCAAAGTGCAATTTCACCTTCTTCATCGTTGAAATCATTCAACGGCTTGGTCGGTAAGTCGATTTCAGTGCAAAGGTTGCTTTGCTTAATTGGTGCAAGATCAGGTTTAAACGAACCGTGTGTGTTTGCATGGTCAACATTCATTAAGTAAATGCGACCAGTATCTTTACGTTCGCTCATAAATGAACTGAAAAGTTCTAATGCACTAACTACCTTCTTACGTAGTCTTGTATTGCGTTCAGCAGTTTCGTATAGTTCTTTAAACTTATCTTGGTCAGCAAAGAACGCATCGTAAAGTCCGGGAACATCGCTCGGCGAAAACAGTGTAATATTACCGCCAGTGATTAGACGCTCATACATTAGCTTGTTAAACTGAACCCCGTAGTCCATATGACGAACACGGTTATCCTCGATGCCTTTATTGTTTTTCAAAACAAGTAAATCTTCGACTTCTAAATGCCATATAGGGTAATATAATGTAGCTGCACCATTGCGGACGCCGCCTTGGCTGCAAGAACGAGTTGCTGCCTGGAACATTTTATAAAAAGGAATTACTCCTGTGTGGTAAGCATCTCCTTTACGAATTGGGGAGCCAATAGCTCTAATTGATCCTGCTCCGATACCAATCCCTGCTTTTTGAGATACATACTTAACGATACTGCTAGTAGTAGCGTTAATACTATCGAGAGAATCGCCAGTTTCAATGAGAACGCAACTAGAAAATTGCCTTTGCGGAGTTCTGACTCCCGCCATAATAGGAGTAGGCAAACTAATATCGTGCATACTAATAGCATCGTAATAATCCTTCACCCAGCGGAGACGGGTTTCAGTTGGATAATTACTGAATAGCGTTGCTGCTATCAGCATGTATGCCATTTGGGGCGTTTCTTTTATCTCGTTTGTCACTCTGTTTTGAACAAGATACTTTCCACGCCACTGTTCCATGCTAACATAGGTTAGTGATTCGTCTCTGTCGTGTCTTACGTAGCTATTTAATTCGTTCCATTCATTTTCAGTGTATGCAGTGAGCAATTCTGGATCGTAAAATCCTTCTGCAATGTTTCTCTTAATAAGCTCAAGTATGTGGCATGGTTCGTATGATCCGTATACCATTTTACGTAGGTGGTATACAATTAGTCTGCCTGCAACAGATTGATAGTTTGGTGTTTCTTCACTAATTAAATCTGCCGCAGCTTTTATTAAAGTTTCTTGAATTTCGTCAGTTGTGATGCCATTGTAAAATTGAATAGCACTTTTTAATTCAACTTCGCTGGGGCTAACGCCGGATATGCCTTCGCAGGCGTGGAATACTACTTTGTGTAGCTTGTCTAAGTTTAAAATTTCTTTCGAACCATTTCGTTTAATTACTTGTATATTGCTCATAACATACTTTTCCCTTTTAGAATAAAATAGGCTTCCTATGCGTTAGTATAACGCAAGGTTTAAATTATAAATTTTTTATAATATCGTTAACGGAAATACGATAAGATATCGAACATTCGCTGTCGTGAAAACTACTTATCGTTCCTCGCTCATAATTAAGCAAGTGTTTATTATCTATTAAGGCACAAAGTTTTTGGAAACTTCTGCCATTGCATGTTACATAAACTAGTTCGTTTGGTATTTCTTGATTAGCATAATATATTGTGTATGCCATTCCTAACGCTAAACTATTTTCACAAAAATCTCCTTGGTGTAACATTTCCCAAGGAGTTGGCCACTGACGGCAGTCGACAGGATCGATAGTTATACTAACCAACGGTGCAGTCTCCCACCAAGTCACTACAGTCTTACACACATCAAGTGTGTTTGTTGTATCTAATCCACGTCTGAATTCTCTCCAGCGATTTAATCTTACGCTAGGAGATTCAAACCATGCTCTATGTCTTAATTGCTGTTCCAAAGTTGATATGTATATTTGAATTTTGCTACGGCGTTGGCATTATCTGTATATGTCAATCTTAGTGTATTTGCAGTTGCAACGTTAGTTCCGAATGATATATCAACTGTGCCTACTTCAGTATAGTTGTCATCAATAGCTGCAGTAGGCCCCGTTGTGTTTACTGCGATACGCAATTGACCTACTCTAAGTCCATTTGCTGATTTTAGTGTGTAATCAATAATACACACATCCGCAACAGTTGTATTAAAACTAAAGCCTGTGTTTGCTGCAGATCCATTTGCAGCTAACTGAATACTGCTAGGTGTTACAATATCGTTTAAGAAGTCAAGTTCACCATTGAACTTTGCAGTAATGGCAACACCTGATCCTGGTGCAGTGTTAAATGTTATTGTAGTTCCAGATATAGTGTATGCAGTTGTAATTGTTCCGTTTAAGTAAACACCGATAACGTTGTGATTACTAAAATCCACAGGAAGAACAAATGCAGTGGTAGACCCGTTACCTGTGCCTACTGCAATCGTATCGTTGCCTATGAATAATCTACGTTGGTCTTTTGCATATCCAAACTCGCCCGCATCTAACAAAGGCAAATCTGCAAAATTACCTTGCTTTACTTTCATTTTACTAATACGTGTAGTTGCCATTTTTTATTCCCTCGATAACATATTTAGTTGAGTTTATAAAACTCAGCAACTCGAGTAGCCCATTTTTCTTCCCAAAATTTAAACTCGTCGGGCTCTACTTCGAACAGTTGCCATTCGCAATCTCTACTGCACATAAAAATTGCAGCATGTTCAATATTTGTTTTGTATAGCTCGTTATGTGCCATTCCATATGCGGCAGCTTGCATAAAATAATCTTCAATCCATTCTCGTTTTTTTGGCTTATTGGTTTGTTTAAAATCCATTATAGCAGGCTTGCCTTTCCACACTCCAACAAGGTCAGTAGTCCCTGCGTATAGTCCAGGATAACAAAGATTAACTTCGCTTCCCCAAACTTCTGAAATATGCGGCTGAATATTTTTAATTACTGTATCAGCCATGAGTTTAGACTGAACAGTTGCTTCACCTGTATATGTTTCGTTTTTGACCCAATGCTCTAATATGGCATGCATATACGTTCCTGTATTTGCTGCCTCAGTAACCACACGTTGGGCTTCTTCTTCACCAACTCGTTGTTTCCAATTGTTTAAAGCTTCACGTTTTTCTTTTGGCTTTGTTTTGTCGAGAATAGTAGTGACACTAGGAACAGGTTCGCCCCATGGGTTCTCATATAGGCGCTTTCCGTTTAACGATTTACGCTTTAATTCTTGATATGGATATGGTGTGGTTATTGTTAACATGTTTTGACAATATAGTATTGTAACAATATTGTCAATAAGTAATTACCCATTTGAATGTGTTAGTGGTAGATGCATTTGTTTGTTGTTCGATGCTATACCCTAAACTTTCAAAATGTGCAATAACTTGGCTCATTTGATCTGTTTTTGAACGATCAGTTGTTGAGCCATTCCAAACATTGAAATATGATACGCTGTCTGGGTTTGTTGCAGTATGTGTTGTAGCAGTTAACCCAAGTGCAGTATTTGCAGTGCCTGCGCCTACAGTAAATGTCCATGCACCTGCAGTAGTAGTTTTTGTAAGCACAAGTCTATTAGAAGCATTTGCACTTGCTACTACCCCAGGAAAATATCCGTTGATATCAGCAATGATTGCTTTTAAACTAGTGCCAGTAGTTCCAAGTGTAAGTGTTGTGCCATTAAGTATAAGAGTCTGACCAACTGTAATAGTAGGGTTTGATACCGTGCCAGTAACAACAATGTCAGGAGTTGATTCTGTCATTGTTGTTCCGTCGCTTATTGTAGTTTCATATAAACCATTGCTTGCGTCGGATATAACTTGCTCCATGATTGTGTTTATTTCACGGAATATTACAAGATCATTCCTTGCTACTGTTAATGCTTGTTTACTATTAAAACTATATGTCATGGCATTCTTTTCTTAATTTGCTTGTTAGCTAACTTACTAACTGTATCTTTGTCTTTTTCTTTATCAGCGTTTGGTGAATCAGGAACCGCTGTATCAAGAGTGATTTCAGTATCAGATGCTGCGCCTACACTTTTTATATCTTTCAACAAACTTTTTAAACTAATAATATCTACACTATAGCCCATTGTTTGTAATTTAGATAACACGGATGGTGTATTGAGTTTAGTGTATCCACGAGCCTTTGCTCGAGTGATTATTTCCTCAAGATCGTTAGCAATATCATCTTGCTCAACTGTGGATTCAACTAAATCTGAAAATCTCATCTGATTTGCTTTAATAGTTTTTCTAGTTGTGGTCTTGTATAGCCTGCTGCTCTTGCTGCTTCTAACACTTTTTTCTTAGCATTGATAACTCTTTGCTCTTTAAGTGCATCTTTTTCCATACGGTCCATAACACTTTCAGCTTTTAATTCACGGCCGACAGTGTTGTCTGCGCCTGCGGCAGCATCATCGCCTTCGAAATCGTCGCCCATGTCCATGTCCATATCTTCAGGTGCTGCTGGCCCCATGTCAGTTGGTGCAGGTGCATTAACTGGCTTTCCTTGTGCCTGAAGTGTAGCATTTTCAAGTGATTCTTTAGCTGCTTTTAGTTGATCTAATAATGATCCCAATGCTGAATCTGCTGCGCTGTTGTATTGTTCAGCTACATCAAAACCAATTTGCTCTTTCATCGCATCAGTAATTGGCATTAGTTCTTGAACTTGCATTGCTGCAACATCTTCGACCATTTTTTGTAGCTTGTCTACCAATTCTTGTGCTGCTAATAGAACTTCAGCTTGTGCTAAATCTTGTTCCATTATTCGTCTGCTTTCCATTGTTTTCTTTTTCATAGCTTTTCCATCTTTTCTTGCTGGCGCAACTTCACTAATATATGTTTTCAATGAGTGTGCGATTAAGTTTAATTTATTGTATTGTGCATTTTCCCAATACTTGAGGTCGCTCTCTTTAATAGCTTCCATTTTAGCGTTTGTAGTTCTTAGCATACGGTGCAATGCATCGGTGCTCATTTCTTCCAAATTTACATTATGCCCAAAAGTGTTTGCAAGAACACTATTAATCTTTTGGACATTATGCTGTGATGAATTTAAGTCATTTAAATACATGATAGTGGTTCCTGATTCTGTTATAGTATATTTATAGTTTTCTAATAATTTTCCGTTTCGCTTCTTGCAACTTACGAGTAGCGTTATCGATTTTAGCTAAACTGATGTCTTCTGACAAGTATGGTTTATTCTTATACATGTATACTTCATATAACGCATTACAATAATCTAGATCATGCTTTTCTAATTCTAGAATTGTATTAGACTTACCTAACATATACGCTTTGACCATTGCTAATGCAGTTTCAAATAACCCTAGTTCTGTTTGCAATGTTTCATTAATTTCAGTATCAATTATATTATAAAACTTTTTTTTACGACCTGCAAAATCGTGTTCTACTATATCTACTCTGTAATTCTGAACTTCTATACTGTTTTCGGTTACTACTTGAGTCATAGCTATCGAAAGCTCAACATCTTTTAACGCTTCTTTAGCCAAGTCATCAACAGCTTCACGCAATTGCTTATCAATCACGTGACTTAGTTTGTCTAGCTCTTTAAGTAAATCTTTCATTATTCCCTATTTAGATTATTAACATTTAACTTATAATTAACCGACTTACGGTCTACAACTTTGTCCAACACTCCTCTACTAACAAGTGTTTGGGCAATATACTCATCACGTTCGTTTAAGTCTTTTTTATCTAGTAACTCTTTGTCGTTAAAATGTTCTTCGAGAAACTTGCTTTCTCTACTATTAATCCATGTATGAAATCCGCCCTTTGTAACAAATGTTTTCATTTTTGCTGTCCTTGTGCAGGTGCAGCGGCGGGCTGTGGATTTAATAACCTATTAGGAATTCCGGTGGGTGCGTATTGTCTACGCTTTTCTTTATAATATTCGTGTGCTGCTTTGATGTTAGCTTCGTCGTTTGCATTTTTGTTATCATTATTAGCACGTTTATTCTGATTTGCAGGATCGCCGGATTGTTGTTGTCTAATAGAAGCACTAGAAATGCCTCGATTTGGTTCATCATTTAATCCGTATGCTTCGACTATATCACTAACTTTCATTTTATTTCACCTTATTAAGTTTACGAACTGCAATGCTTGCCGGATTAAATCGTTTAGTAAACTTTGCTTTCTTTTGTAATCTTACACCCATTTTTGCTTTAGTTCTACGCAATATAATTTGCTTTTTTAGATCAACTGGCTGTGTGCATTGCCCCGGGTTGCTAACTAGTCTTCCGGATCTATGTCCAACGCTACAGCGGTATTTTCTAGCCAATGTTTTACCTTTACGGGCCCAAACTAGTTGTGCCTCGACAATTGGTTTGTTTGGTGTTAAATCATCTAAATCCATATAACTATTTATTACAGTTACATGCTCAGCTCATTAATATAACAACGATGGTTGTTAGTATGCCTGCAACAACGCTTGCTGCAGAGCCTAGCAATATTTTATTAGTTGTTTGGTTTTGCTTAAGGTTATCTTCACGCATTTGTGCAAATGCTTTGATGCCTTCTTCACGTAAGGCAGTGACTTTGTCTTCTATGTTATCTAACCGGTCACTAATATTTTTTACTTTTTCTTCCAAGACACGATATCTTTCAGCGCATAGGTCAACATGTGCTTCCAAATTAGTTTTCTCTAATTGTGTTGTCATTGTAACAGACATGGTTCACTGCCTACTTCTTCATTAGCTTCTAGCTAATTTGTTTATAGGAGCCTTAGATGTTGTGCCTAAATGTTGTGCCTAATTTTATTAATATATTTATTACTTTACTACCAATTTAAAAAGTATAAGTTTATACTATGTTTATTTTTAGTTTCGAACGTGCCACGCTTAAACTTAACAGTTTCAGTTAAATTAGATACAAATGCAGCACCATCACTATCTTCTTTTAAAAAATAAACAGCATCTTCATTATGATTGTATACATCCGTATGCTCAGATGCAAAGTCGAGTTTCCACACACTATGTAGTCCTGAAAATTGTTTTCCGAATCTAAAATTAACTAAATCTTGTGTCTGTAATGCAGTCACACGGATATTAATAGGCTGACTACGCATACTTATTAATTGTATCAATGTGTTTAAATTTTGTTGTTGATTGTAACCTTTAGTATCTAAAGTTTTACTATTAAAAACATTTGTTTCTGTAATATCAACTAACGTGTATGCTGTGAATTGCTGTGTCAACTAGTAACCTATAAAATATCACGAACTATTAAAGTTTACTTAACGGAGAAACTGATGATCTTGGTTGTTCTGCGTTTTTAACATTTTTCAATTCTAGATCCTGTTCTCTTGCGTAATCATTTAGCACTTGATATAATTCGCTACGTATTGCAGTTGTTCTATAAAACTGTAATAAACGAGTTACTACTAACTTTTGTTGATTATCGTCTAAATTTGACCAGTTAGTAATTAATCTTCTCAAATCTTTATAGTTCGAGTTAGTAATATCGAAACTACGCTCTAACGAAAAGAAAAATGCATTAGCGCCCGGATAAGAAACACCATTGCTTAACTTTATTAAGTAATCTTTAATTTTACTATACGGAACAGCTAGTTTGTTTATTTTGCTAGCAACAAGACGGTCACCTACTAATTTTTTTGTCAAAATACTATTCAATGCAATATACAAATCTGTTCCTGATTGTTGGTAACTATTAAAGTTTTGATACTGTATTGTCTTAGCTGCATACGACTGTGCAGATGAATTAGTTTCGCCTTCGTTGAATAATAACTCGATTGTTAACAGATTGATAAACGCAAAATCAATCATAAATCTTGCGTCTGTTGTTTGCACTTGTTGCTTTGATCTGAACATAGTGCTTTCATTTAAATCCGAAATGATACTTAGTTGTAGTGAAGGTTTAGTTTCTTCTACAGTGTGTCCGCCTGCTAATTGTGCATATTCATTTGCTGTGTATCGTTGTTCCATATCGATATTTACCTTAGCTTGGGGTCCAGCGGTGACGTGGCACCAGTTTAACTTTTTCTATGTTTGCTGCGTAACCTTCGCCGCCTGGTTGTCCGTCAGTAGTAGCAGTTATATCTGCTGTTTGCTGATCCAATTGGTCAATAATATCGTTTTTAACACTTTGCACTTTTAACACTAGTTCAAAGAGCAAAGGTATAGACTTGCTTTGTGGCATTGCAAGAATTTTAGCTTGCTTTTGCGGACTTACTTTGCTAGTTTTAAGCCAGTCTGTAAATCCGGTCGCAAGTTCATTTAAGCGTCCTGCTCTGCTCATTTGATTAACATAAGTGTATATGATATTTTTCATATCACTTAACCCAGGCTGTGGTGCTAACAAGTCGTCGATTTCATTTGCATGTGCTTTAGCTAGGGATACAATCTCGTTAACTGCACTTGTATCTATTTTTGTTTTGTATGAAGTGATTCTAGAATTTAACACAACAGCGTCTGCAGAGTTTAATGCTGTTACATCAGTTAAAGGCGAGCCTTCTGCATCGCCGAAATTTTTATAGTATAAATGTGCAGCGATTCCTACACTACTATTTGCAACACGCTTACCTAATTCACTTTGAGGATTGACGGTATATGTAACTTTGTTTGGGGTAAATGAAATGCCTTGTTTAGTTACAGCAAACGGTTCTCCGGGATACCATAGCAAGTCGCCGAACGCATACCCTTTAAAATTAGCAGGTGTGTTACGCTCCATGATAGCAAATACTTGTGCCATGTCTGCACCTAGCTTTTGCCGCCATTCTTCGCCTTTTCCTGCAGTTGTTATAGCGGTTTGCATTTCTTCGGGAGATGTGTATTTGTCTTTACCCCATCCATTTTTTCCGACTAATACAAATGTGCCGTCTGGTTCACGACCCCAATAAACTGCAATTCTACCGTCCCACTTGATGTTGAGTGCGGTAGCCCCGCTACCCATATCTTGCAATATTTTTGCAGCTTGCAATGCGCCTTGACTTCCATCAACAAATACTAGGTCTTCCAAGTGTTGCCATTCACGGCCGACCTTTGTTGCTTCGGTTACACTTTCATTTTTTTTACGGCCAGCGCAATGAGCTTTTTGCGAAAATCCTTTCGGGTTGTTGCAATTAATACTACGCTTGTATTTTTCGCTCCATGCTTCTGCTAAAAACTCATTGGCTTTCATTTACGCTATTTCCTTCCAGTTCGGATCTGCTCTCAAATCCGCTAGCATTTGTTGTCCTTTATCTGGCAACGCATTCATAATTGCTTCGACGCTACCTAAATCTGCAGCCGACGCAGACGGTCCTAATAATATTTTAGCAACATCGTTAACATCTTTTGATACCATACTGTCGTCGTCACGCTTTAGTAAACCTTTAAAACCGCTCCACTTTAAGCCTTTTTGTTTTGCAAGGTATGACATTGCAATATGTTTATTAACACCTTTAAAAGGACTACCTTGGGGAATAGCATGTGTATGGAATTTAGAAACATCTTCTGCATTAGGAACAACCATAATGTCAACTTGATGCGAGTGATCTTCCATTGGCACTCTAACATGAACACTAACACCGCTTTGACCTGTTTGCAAACCTGCAAGGTCAAATACTTGACGTAATTTTTTTCTTATTAATTTTGGATCTTCTAATTTGAATTCACGGGCTAGTGTATCTTGATCGACGATTAAATCTAAGTCGCCGCTAACTTTACCAGGCGTTGGTGTAGCACCACTGCCAATCGGAATAGCTTTTGCTCCTGTTTGCGCCAGCACTTTATTAACTGTTGCAACAATAGTAGGAATCATTTCGTGTGCAAAAGGCTGTGCATCTGAGAAGACGTTGCCGCCTTCTTTAATTATCAAATCGTGTTGAAGTAGACGCTTAACACGTGGGCCACGTCCTGCCCTACGCTTCTTTGTCCCACTTAGGATGTCTCTTATCTTCAATTTTTGCTATTCCTCTACTAAATTTTTTCGGATCCTGTAGTCGAATACTAGCTAGCAAACGCTTGTTTAAATCTTCTGCAACTTCTGGATCAAAACTTTCATTAATCAACTTTATAAGATTAATCGCAGTAATGATAACTTGCTGTGCATTAGATTCAACAATTTGCTTTTTGTCTCTTTTGGGAGACATTGCATTGATTTCTTCTAAAATAGATCTCGTATTTTTCTTCATTATAACACTATTTAGCGGTTTAGCTGGTAAATATTTTTAGCTGAAGCATTGATGATCAGCACTTATGGCAGTTACGGACAACCTGATACCTGGACAACAGATTCATTGCTTATAAGAACTAGAACATCAATGACAGGCGAGCAAAATACAGGCTTACGATTTGGCACACACAGGCTCATACTTATTGACTCCGTTTGGCTCTGCTCGTCGTTCAGAATCATATATAGATAAAGATAAGGTCAACAACATCTTTGCTTCAGCACTTACTCTCTTCGTTTAAGTAAACTTTTTAGTTTATCTGTATTAACATTAGAATGTGTCATTACAGGCGCTGCTGGCTGTGCAGCTTGCTCTCCTGGTGTAATAGAGCTTTTTGTTTTTAGCTTTTGATAAATGCTAGTTACTTGGTTTTCACTGCTGTCTTGTTCATCTTCATCCAAATCAGTAATACGCAACGTTTCCATGTTGTAACCTAAGTCCAGCTTGGTGCCCACACCACTGCTACTACGTGTTTTCATAAACTGAATTTGAACACGACCACGCTCACGCATTGCACGGCTACTAAAAATACCAATCAAGTTATCTGCTGTATTGATCTTAGAAATACCACCTGCAATGTGGCTATGGTCAAACTCAATTTCATCAACTGCGCTACGGTTTAACTGCGATGCCGTAACAAACAAGATATGCAATTCAATTGCCAAGTTACGTAACTCTTCCGATACATACTTGTCTTTAATAAACTGATCGCTAGGATTTACTTTTACACTAACTGGCATCATAAGGTCCAGGTAGTCAACGAACAGCGCATCGACTTTGATACGCTTTTGTATCTGATACTCTTTAATATAAGCTCTAATGTCGTTGACAGTAGAACCGTTAGGCATTTGAATGATCTGTAATATGCCTGCTTTTTTAGATGCTATCTTAACTTTAAGTTCTACATCTTCTGGATTACGCATAACATTGACGGTGCTCATGTTTGTAAGCATAGCATCAAGACGCATAGAGCATAGTTCTTCGCTAAGTTCTAAACTTACGTAAACAACGTTCTTACCTTGTAGCGCCCAGTTCAATGCCATGTTTTGCATGAACAACGATTTACCGGATCCAGAACCACCTGCGAAAATATTTAATTCGCCCGGGTTAAATCCACCATACAAAATTTTATCAAGGCTTGCCCAGCCAGTGCTGTTTTGACCTCTATTGTCTTTAATCTTTTGAATACGTCCTGCAGGGTCATCCCAGTAGTTAAGACCAAAGTTTTTAGCAAGACCAATGCCTACTGCATCTTTGATTAATTGTTCAACTGCACCGTATTCGTGTTTCTCGAGTTTATCAGCACTTTGTAAAATTGCGTTTTCAAGTGCCTTATGTCGACAAAACTTTTCGTATTCGTCCATAAACCACTTTTTGTGGTCATCTGTTACTTTACCAGTGATGTCGTCGAACTGCTGTTGTGTTTTTGCTTTGATTTGTTCAAGTGTAGGCAAGTCGTTATATTTTCTAACATGCTCGTCAATAAACGTAATAGTAGGTTGAAACTTCCTAGAAAAGTATTTTGGGTTCGTGATCGCATTACACCGAACATACAGATCCTTCTCGGCTAACAAGAACTCAATATATAATTTTTGTAATTCATCTGTATATTCTTCACTCATCTCGACAACTTCCTAACAATGTATTCGTCTACTGACAACTTTTCACAATCTAATATTTCGTAATAATTAGTTAACCCTGTAAATGTAACAACTACATAATAATGTGTCAACCAAACATATTTGTTCGAATCTAGCTTTATTGGTCGCCACGCAAATCGTTTATCTCCTGCCCAATGTATTCCCATAACACCCACATATTTCATCTACAATATTGCTTTGCTAAAATCTGAATCTTTGTGCTGCTAGTCTCAGCACTATCTAAGATACTACGCACAGTGAACAGTCTGCCATATTTAGCAACCGCATCGCCTGCGTCCTTGCAGTTCTCCCATGGAGGGAAACTAACTGACCAGTTTCTCTTAATTGCAATCTTAACTGTTTCGAGCCCTGGCTTGTCAAAATCCGGCAACAAAATAACTTTTTTGTTTAACTGGTCAATAATGCTACATTGTGTCGGATTTGGAGTATTACCATTCAGTGCAACGCCACCAACTAGCAGTGCGTCTAGCTGACCTTCAGTAACAATAACATATTCATGATCACCTTGTGCATCTAAGTTATACACAAAGTTTTTTGGACTTTGCAAATAATACTTAGGCATTTCTGCCGAGCGGTCAGGTAACGTCCACCGAGCAGTATAACCGACTACCATGTCATTATGATAAAAGGGCAAGATGACCCGATTTACAAAATGACTATGCGGGGACCAATGCCATTTATCGTAAAAGTCTAAACTACGACTTGCAACATATTCACATGCAACGATGAACTTTTCTAATTGTTCGTCAGTGAGTTCTGTTGTATCTACTTCTTGCAGCAACTTCGAATGAGGAGGTAGTTCGTATTCTTTCCAATATACCTTTACTTCTTCAACTGTAGCGACAGGAAGAAACTGTTTAGCAATATTTTCAGCGTCGGCTTCTTTAAGAAGTTCGAAATTGACTCGTTGGATTTGTGCAGGATCAGTTCCAAACTGCACAAGTAAGTCTTTCAATCTATCATTGATACGCTTACCTGGACTCCAACCTGTTTTATAACTGCAGTTAAAGCAATTGTATTGGAACTTGTCGTCAACAAACATGATACCGCCACGCCGACGAGTGTCGGGGCGATGACCACGAGTAGCACACATTGGACAGTTTCCACTGATCCAACCGCTAGGCGTTTGCCGCCAGCCGTGTGGTATTTGCTGTCGAATAAATTCTAAGGCTAACATGCAATAATATTAGTTTCTATATAATACTTTGTCAAGTGTTCCGGTGTTAGCAACATCTGGCATATGATAGAATCTTACCCACATGAACATACCGTCCCATGTAAACGGGATAACACCTGATTCATTGGTAAACGTATAACCGTCTTCTGCATTTTCTGGATCTAACTGTATAGTAAACCAGTCCGATTCTGTTGGATTTAATTCCAGTGTGCCTTGTGCATAAAACACACCTGTATAACCATCTAAGTATACTGCACAAGTGTTAGTGCCGTCCTTGTTGAATGATTGCGCTGTTCCTGCAGTTCTGCTTGTATAATAGCCGCCGCTGATTGTTGTGAAAGTATTAAGTGTTGCGCTCTCTCTTAATTCAGGCAGTGGGTTTTCTTTAACTTCTAGAACAAAAGTTATTCTATTGTTTTGGTCACTTAAAAGTCCAAAAGTTCTGTTTTGTGCGTCTGTATAAGTAATTACAAGATCGTATAGTCCTTCAGTTAAGTCAACTGTATCATCTTGTGAAACACGCATAACTAGATTACTAGTTTCGTAATTAATTGGAACAAGGGTTTCTGTCAAACGAACAGTATCAGTAGTTCTATCTACTAATTGGGCTACAAAAGTCTTGCCGCTAAGGTTAACTGGTTTTCTGCTACTGTCGGCTATAAAAAATTCAATATCAGTATCTAGACCGGTATATATAACTAAATTTCTTGCATTTTGCGGAACAAAGTATGTTGTTCCTTTTCTATTAGGAACAAGTATTTCTGCTCGTTGGTTATAGCTGTATGCGGTGCCTTGATAATTCATTTTTTAAATCTCCAATACTATTTATTTGCTAAGTAATAATATGACAACACTGCCAAAAAAATATCAAACACTTTTAGATGATTTTCCGTTCTTAACACTAGTTTCTTATGGTGGAAACGAGTATATAGGTATTATACAAAATGTAGATAACAATCTAGCAAGTATGTATAATTTTGAAAATGTTAAGACATTAGACGACCGAAAAGAATTTTTAGAATTAGGCGAGGAATGGTGGTGGGGGACCAACAGGATGATACCCATCAACATTATCTTTAAAGCCCGGTTTGAAAAGTTTAGGCCCGCATTAGTTACATTCAGTCTTAAAGACTTTGAAGTAATACACGGGCCTGTTGTTAGTTTGAGTAATATTATTCAGCGCCGGGTTAAGCGCAGAAACATTCAGCTTATACGAAAACTTTAGGTTGTTCTCAACACACTGTTTACTTGCGGATCTATTACATCTAGTCGTCTTGCAGTAACACGTTCCGCAGCATGTATTAACAACGCACGTCTGGGTTGTTTAGTTCTATTAGGCATAGTGCTGTGAATTAATCTAGGGTGCCAGCACACAAAACTTCCGGCCGGTGCTGTAAATTGCTGATAATTATCACCAAAAAATATTTTCCAACTTTCTTGTTTATCACGCATATGAATACCATCATATGTATATTTGTGAGTTCCCGGAACGTAACCTGTTGCACCTGACCACTCGTTGAAGTCGCACATCATGACCATAAACTGCAACCCTAACAGCTCGGTAGCATAACGAAATTCTTTAAATCTATAAGGCGTATCAATATGAGGCCTATAAAAATTCATTCCCGGCATAGTAGTAATGAAATCTTGAACATGCCATACCCAATTGTCTTTTCCAAAGGCAGCATCAGCTAACGGTTCCAGCGTCTGTTTAATTGTTTCTATATGAGGGTGCTCTGCATGGGGAGTCCAGTAATATGCCCAATTTACGCTGAACGGATCTTGTAATTTTTCAACTTCATTCCACCCGTGCCATTTATGATTCATGTCATGACCACGCTCTGGCTTTAATGTTTCTGCATAGATATTCAGTTCTTGTATCATTTCAATTGGAAACACAGACTCATGTGTAGTAAATCCAATATCTGTTATTTCCCTAATAAATTTTTCTCTATCTACTTCCATAAATTTATTTACCTTTGTAACTTTTCACATATCAAATTCATATGCACTACTACTGCCATTGCATAACTAAAGGCGTGTGCCTTTTTAAAATAATAACTACCGTCCGAGGGTTTGAGCCATACTTCCTTTTGTATACGATTCCAATCAATATCTCTTGTTAAGTATCGTTTCGACGGTCTAATCAATGCCAAAGTAACAGCTAATTGTTCTAAATTCTTAGGCGCTAGCCGTTTTACTAAATCTTCGTTACCTGCTAAGTGAAATACTTGCGAGCAAAATTCGTCGTGTTCTAATAATTCCCATAATGGCTCAGTATTCATTAATGTGTTAAGATGTGTTTCGTTTTGAACTTCTTTATATATATTTACATTGAGCAAGTCGATTTTAAAATAACCGTGACCCTCACCATCTTTATGATCTATTGTGCAAACATTTTTAAAAGGATCAACTGGGACACGATGAAAATAAACACCTGTGTTATGTTTACGGTCTCCTAGTCTTGCAGGAACATGTTTAAGTAATTTCAAAATGTCGTTACGATTTGCTAAGTCGATATCAATATCCATTATGTTGTCCCATCAATAATATGGCTGACCCATGCAGCATCTGCTGGATTAAGATCACGTTTACGGGCCCAGTAGTCAGCATCAACACATGCTGCTACTCTGTCTAGTTGTTCGTTATTAAGGCGCTCAATTGCAGCTTGACCACGTTTACTGCATATAAGTAGCCATGGACTAATTTTTCCAGTTTCTGTCCAATCTGCAATTAAATATCCGCTCGCATCTTCCCAAAATGTATCGAAATACGATAGCTCGCTTGCATGTTCTACAAAACGTTCTAATGCCCGTTCTACAGTTTCTTTCTTCAAATGTTCTTTGACAAATAATCCATACATTCGATCAGTGGGCCAATCTTTAAGTTTTGCTTGATTACGGATTAGCCAACGGGCATATGCTTCAGCATCAATAACACGAGTGTTAATACAATAACTACCAAATTTAACAAATGCACTATAATACTGACTATTTGCAAAGTCATCAAATGTTTTAGGTTTACTTTGCATACCCAACCTATAAAACAAATCAAATGCATCGAATCCGGCAATTGATTCGGGCATAGACTTTTGCATCCATCTGCGTTTTTTATCACACATATGCACCGCTGCGGTGCGCTCTGTTTTAAATGTTTGTTTGCAGTATTCACATGTAATCATTTGAACAGTTCTTTAATTTCCTTAGTAGTCATGCCTTGTTGCTCCATTAAATCGATCAAATCTTCTTTAGTGTTTGTTGCAACAAGTAAATCTAGCTCATCGTCATTATATATTGGATATTGTGCAGCAAGCCATTCTAGTAATTTGTTTTTCTTACCACGTTTACCTGGCGCAATCCAAGGGTGATACTGCGGTGCCCCTATGCCCACCAGTTGTAGTAACTGATGCTGCAGTTGCGGATGATGGCGCAATATATTATTATGAACATTAACAAATTCATTTGTCATTGTCAAATAATGCGCTTGGATGTCGAAGTTTTTGCTATCAACAGCACTAGTATATCGCATAAGAACAAAGATACTAACTTTGCCTTGTTCTTCTTCTGTTAAGCTATCCCACCAAGACTTGTCTCGGCAATCTATTGCTCGCATCTCTTCTTTGATGTCTAGTTTGTTTACCATAGGTCATCTGTGCTTAATACGTCCGGCACTTTGCTTGTCTCTTTAACAAAAAATGCACACTTCGGGTTATCTGTTGTTTGAACAGGAATAGTTAAAATATGTCCATACTTTAGTTTAGGAAAATACCATCTCATATCTTGGTATATATTGACAATTTCAATTTCTACAAAATCTGGAATAAATCCTGTAATCGGGTTAAACAAGAATGCTTTAAATCCCCTGTCGTTTAAACTTGTAATAGGCAACACTTCCGGATCGCCTACTTCGGGGTCACATACTATAAGACTCCAATCTAGTGGAACAGTTATCGTGTGTTTTCCTAACCTCAATACTGCAGCCGGACTATTGAAACTTTCCAAAAAGACAAGCGGCACAAATATGTAATCTGCATTATCCTTATCGCTATAGTCTAACACACAGTATCGGATATCGTCAATTTCTTCCGGGACGTAATCTAAGTCGTATGGCTTATTTTCTACTGTTAAAATTTTCATTAATAGTTTACCTTGTCTACTACAAAAGGATAATTCGCTTCTTTGTAGAATTTTTTACGTTCAGTTAAATGTCGCTTGCTGAACTTTGCACTGCTAGTAATATCCCATATACGGACACTATCTTTATCTTTTGCTTTACGGATACCACGACCAATACTTTGGATAACTCTTACAAAACTTTTACCTGGTTCAAGTAATACAAGATTGAAAATTCTTGGTATGTTAATACCAACTGCCGCTACACCATATGTAGCGACGATGATCTTGTTGTTTGCTTCCGATACTCCATCATACTCGTCTTTACGATCTTTGCTTTTCATACTACCGCTAATAAACACTACATCGTCGCCTAGCCGTTCTAATAGACCTTCGCCTGTTTTGATACGGTCAACAAGAACTAACGTGTTTCCGTCTTGGGCTAACGTTTGTATAAGATTTGCTAAGTAATCTAGCCGTTGTGCGTTAGTGGTAAGATAAGTAAGTTCGCTTTGGTAGTTATTATATGTAACGTTGTCTTGTAACTGTAATATATTAACTTCGCATTGTGCAAGAACTCCTTGCTCTTGCAGTTCACTTGCTGCTAACTGATGAACAACTTCGCCTAAGCTAACTTCAAGCGATAGTCGTTCCCACTGCTCTTTAGGAACGGTTCCTGTCAGTCCCCAACGTATTGGTATGTTACTAAACGGCCCTGTTAGTAGCTTTTTTAATACATCTGCTTTTGCTTGGTGAACTTCGTCTACAATAATACAAACTACACCTTCTGCAAAATCTGCTAAACTGTAGTCGCTTTCGCCGTCTTTAAATCTCTTGTCGATAACGTTAAGACTTTGCCAAGTGCAAATTGTATGTGTTTTGTTTAAGTCTTTGCGGTCACCAAAGTATACACCCACATCTAGCCCTAAGTTGATGTAATCTGCTTCGGTCTGGACAACAAGGTCTTTATTGGGGACAACTACAATACTACGAGCGCCGCTTTTGCCTGTTGACAGTTTTAGTTGCACTTTAGTATCAAGATCAATTGAAGTTTCAACTAAGTTGCTCAATGCGGCAGTAATCAATGTTTTCCCAGCGCCTGTTGCAATCTCCTGTAGCGATTGTGGGTTAGCTAAAAACTTGTTAATAATCTCAACCTGATAGTCTCGCAACACAACAGGCTCACCTGCAGCAGGGTGTTTTGCAGGCCAGACTTTATGACTAAAATGGTCTTCTTGTATTTCTGGAAATTCAAGTTTCCACGGTGTTCTCTGATCTTCAATATCAATACTGTAACCATCTTCCTCTAACACAGGCAGAATGGTAGGCAAACAGTTGATAAAAGTATTACCGCCCGTAGTGAAAAAGCCTACACAGCCATCCCAACGCCCTAGTTTATATGCAGGACTATGAAACGCATACGGTAAGAGAAACTTTAGTTTTTTTTCTAATTTGCGACGAGTTGTTAATTGCAGGTTTTCTATTTTACAATTAACTTCGTCTTTTAAAATAATGTTACACTTCATTTTATCAATATAAAGCAACTGTTAATATTTGTCAATCTTTACGTAAATACTTATATAAAAGAAGGGCTAGTAAGACATCTTACTAGCCCTTAGGTAGCCCCGACAGTGGTTGAGTGAGAGTGACAGTGACAGAGGAGCCACTGCCGGAGCGGTCTGGATTAACGCCTCATGCAGGTCGTCTCTGCATAACGTTTCCATTTATTGCCGTTCATCTTCTTGAGATCGGCAATTTTTAGAACCATACGCAAGCTGATTTCACGCAACTTGTTCCGGTTATCGTAAATGTAATCTAGCAGTTCGTCTTGCTCTACTTGATTAAATCCGTATTGATACAGCATACCATCTTGCACAATTTGACGGCAGCGAAGAAACTTGTCACGGAAGGTCTCGATAGTGAGATCAATATAGTGACAACGTGACATGACAGCCTCAAGATGGTGACCAATTTTACCTTTTACTTTATCGAACTTAAGGTTGGTAATAAAGATGATCGAACCCTTGAACTCAAACTTGTCAGGGATGCCTTCATTTTTAAGCACACGGCTTTCTGAACGCCAGCTCAACCAACGCTTGGTGCCGCTGTCCAGTGCTGCCTTGAGCAAGTTCAGCGACTGTTCGTCATACAGCACACTATCGCAGTCGTCCATAACAAGCACACTGCCTGCACCCGAGTATTCGTAAAGCAGTTTATACAAGCCGATCGGACTAGCAGCACCCTTCTCTACACCGAACTTACGCCCGGTAGTGCTTTGACTGCCGCTCATCTTGTTCATCATTTCTGCTTCACGCATGACTTTCTCGACGCCATATGATTTACCCACGCCCGGAGGACCTGAAACAATCATACCCCGCACAACACCGTCACATGCAGCATAGCTCATGTCGTCTAGGATCTGGAATCGTTCACGAAGCCGATCCATAATCTCTTCGTCCGACTCTGCCTTAGCTTTGACAGGGTGCGGTGCTTCGTATTCGCCCTCGAGAATTTCGAAGTCCTCAGGATTTACTTTGATACGAACTTTGGAATTCGGAAGACCGGCGTGTTCAGCACCGTCGACAGTAATGTAGTTGCTGTCTTTGCCTTCTGTGTATTCTTTAACCAAAGTAAAAACGGTATCCTTAATCTCAAGATTGCGATAGCTGCCGCTATGAACTAGAACTTTTTGCATCGGTGTCACCCTCTTTTTTCTGCCTACAATTTACATTAACATATGCGACAGTAGAGTCAACCTTTATTTTCGATCTTTACATAATTCAGCACTGTTTCTTTACAGTCGCTAAACTTGCTAACATCGTGTGTCTTAACTTTGCCGGTCAGAACAATGCGCTTGCCTTCGAGCAGCCCTGCAATGTCAGGTTCCCGATTGAAGAAGAATTTTACGATGTTACCATCATCGTTGATGCAAGTAACAAGGTGAATGCCAAACTTGGCAATGAACTTGACATCCTTAACTTCGACTTCAAATTTCACACGGTCGCCGATCTTTCCAACAAACTCACTAGTAGCACGGTGTGCATCAAACCAGTTGTCCAGGGTCTGCCGCTTCTTTTGCACACGATAACTATTGGGCAGGCTTGCAAGAATGCTAACCCCAAAGTTATCTACATTATCATTTGCAATAGAATTAAGAACGCTTTCCTCGAACTGGTTCAGCTTATTCATTAGCTTCTTAGCAATGAGTTCTTCTTTGAAAGAAGTTTTAATCACTTGTGCAAGCTCACGGTCTTCGTCAGTTACGACAACAGTTTTTTCCGTTGCAGTAAGTGCCAGCGAGATAGCTGTTTTGTTATCATGAATTTGAACTCCACGACCGTAATCGTAGTATCCAAACCCGCTCTTAATAAAGCCTTGTTCACGGTCAATTGCAACAGACAGCGCAAGAACCGAATCTGTGTTATACGTAGTCTTAGATACTTTCATTTTCATCTTATCCTAGGTTTTCTTGTCCAGCTATAATACTAAGTTAACACGCATTCTGCGTGGTTGTCAACCGTTATTCTTCAGCCTCAAACGGGTGCGGTTCTTTGGGCTTGCGATACTCTTCTTCGGTCAGCCCAGCCACGTGGCTTTCGATTGTGTCCGAGAGGTGCATCTCGATATCCTCTCGCAGTTGTTTCAGCAAGGCTTTGGGGAACTCAGGCAGACCCACAGTAAGCACAGCCATTGCGGCGTTGATGGAATTGTCGATCAGAGTGTTCAGTCGCTTATCGGAGACGTTCACGGTGTGTTCCTTTGGTTAGAGGTCGACTTCTTCAGCGATGCGGCGGGCAGGTTCCATCCCTGCCAGCACCGTTTGGATCATGTTATCGTAGCGGCCCTTGTAGGGCAGGTCGAACAGGTAGGCCACATAGTCCGAGCCATACATCCGGTCCACGTCACTCAGTTCTTCGGCGTCGAGGATCCAACGGACGGCGGTCTCTTCGTCTCGGGCACCGAGCTGCATATTCTTAGCAATAAGCTCGCCAAAACGAGCTTCGGCACGAGCGTGACGATCACGCTCTTCGTCCATCGAGTGGCGAAGTTCAACAAGTAGGTTGTCCCAAGTCGACTGCTTCTCGTCGTCTGTGGAGGTCATCCACAGGCTCCACCAGTAAGAGGAAGGACGATAACCGTAGGCGTCTTTGTGAAGGTCGGAAACGATCTGCTCATCGAAGGTATAGGTCATCTGCATCACCCTTTGTTTCGCTGTCTACATGTTATATATAGTGTAAGAGCTCTTGAATGTCAACCTGTTTATGCAGCAAATTGTGAATATTTTTGAATTGTCTCTTCGGTCATAACACCGGTTACCCAATTATCAGCAGCATCTCTTACATAAGGATAACTGTAATTAGGGTATTCGATTTCTCCGATACGTTGTCCGTTGTGATAAAAGTCAACTACAAGAGTTTCTTTTGAAATGCGAATAACAGCTTTTTTGCTGCCGCAATCACTGGTAAAAGTAGAAAGAGCTTTCATTTGGTATCCTCACATGATTGATTATACGATTAAACGTATAAGGATATTTATGGCATCATGAAAAGTTAAAATGGAATGATTGCACAAAATGCAAATTTCCTGGCTGATCAGATTCTGATAGCATCTTTTTAATATATTCCGGAAGGTGATGTCCAAATCGTTTTAAAAATTCTTCCCGTGGCAGGTTTTCAGCCCCTTGTGCAAAATAGTCACCGAACTGTTCGATAAATTCTTTAGCAGCAATCACCTTAGGCGTATGATGATCTTTTAGTTTGCCGCTGACCCATTGGCCATTTTCGTCAATATGTCCGTGATATTCGTAGTCGTCTGATCGTGGATATGCACGAGTGATAAGAAGCATAATAGTTCTCCCTTCACCGGTGGCATAGTAATCGCAAGCTAGGAATTGGTATATATCTTCACTCACTTATGTAGATCCCATTGACGCATATATTCCAGTTCTTCCTCTGTATACACAAATACCCACATGCAAGTAACTTCGCTGCGAGTAAACACTTCGCCGTAGTAGTTACGGTATGGATATGTAGGATCAGTGACGAATCCCCAATGTGCTACATTCATCGAAATCAGCCCAAACTTATCAAGCGGTTCGTGAAGAACTAGCGTGGTGCCAAAATTACGGTTTTCACGCCAAGCCATTACAGCAGCTTGAAATTCATCTGCATCTGGAATATCCATTGGAAACAGATGTGCGTCAAAGTCTGCTTGAGCGTGAGCGGCTTGTGCCATACCTTTACCTGGGTTCATATCCCACAGGTCACGGCGCATAATGATATAAAGTCTAGGTTCCATTTATTTTACATTTTCTTTAAGTTTAGCAACGAGTGCTTCGAGTTCAGCAACAGTTTCTTTACTAGCATGAAACGTGCCGCTGTATCCCCAACCATTCTTCAGCGTCTGCTCAATCTCACGAGCAACAGTGTTGACTGCTTTACGCCGTTCTTCACGAGCAACTTCTTCACGAAGCTGATCTGCATGACACAAGTGCGGGCCCCAATTATCTTTGTAAGCATCGCCCCGCCGAGTGAAACGAAATTCTTTATCTCCAGCTTTGACAAAAATGTGACCATGACCGTTGATCTTGGTCACAGTGCCAAACTTGGCAAGCGACAAGCCGCCATAGGAACGGTTACGACGAACGATGCCAACTTCTTTACCGACCGCAGTTTCGAAATCGCCCCAAGCCATCTAGTGCCTCTCTTCGCTGTCTACACTTATAATATAGTGTAAGACATCTCGGTTGTCAATAGAAAATATTGTAATCTTTACTTAAAGAATGGTGTTTGATTTGTAGTCAACACACATTCTGTAATTTGATACCACATAAGTAAGTAATTTGAACAACCGATATACTGAAAACTAAAGAAAATCACAAGCACCCAAAACAAGATACAAAATAACAGCAAATGACCGCCATGTATCATAGCTCTACATCCATATAATCTAGTTCGCCAATACACTGAAACATTGTGCGACCGTGTTTGTGTGCCATGGTTTTGTGCCAATGTCCAAAATACCATTCTTCAGGCTCGTGAACATCGATAAACTTATCAAACCATGCGCTAGTGCGGTTAGGATACACCGGTCCTTTGATAAAGCCGCTTCCCCAAAACATAGGGTAAGAAACTTTAGCAGGACAGTCATGTGTAATCATAACTCGAGGCTTTACAGTAGCATAAATTTCAAGGAAATGTCGAAATTGTTTATCCGAACATTCTTCATCGTCCCACCAGTCATAATTAGCAGTTCTGCGATACCACCCCGGAGGAGCATTTGGGTTATCGATACTCCATGCGCCGCCGATAAACATCACATCGTTTTCTACTAGACCATCTGGGATATATCCAGACATTGTCTTACAAGTTGCAGGATTATCGTGATTGCCACGAATAAAACGATGCCCACCAATAGTGTGAAACTCATTAACGCTTTCATGCCAGTAATCGCTCTGACCAAAGCCAATGCCAAAGTCTCCTATTTGGATAGTAGGCCCGGCGAAATCTCCAATGGAGTATGCCTTATAATCATTTACCATTCCGTGAATGTCGCCGATTAGTCTTGTTAGTGTCATTATGTTCTCCGATAATTACTTCCAGTGTCAGGTTTGTGTGGATGTTCTGACGAAGTGCTATTTGTTTTCCAATAACCGAACCCAGTGCTAGTTGTGCCATCATCCCATGTTTCTACAGCATAGTATTTTTCTAACCATACTGTATAACCATCATCTAGTCTTGTTGGAAGAATTGCAAAACATTCTACTACACGCTTCTCACCCGACTTGGGCCCTTGATATGATTTCCAACGCATTATTAACGATTCTTTTTTAGAGTGAGTTTACCAGAGACAATATCGTCATAGTTTTCAATAAAAAACCATGTTGCTCGCTCAATGCCTTTACCAAGTAGATAAAGACTGCCAAACAGTGCAACATTAGGCAACACATACCACAGAATAATTTCTAGCATTTACTTAATCCTCAGTTCTTCGATGTTAACAGGAGTATAATCAATGGCCTCTACGCTCATATTGCGATATGGCCCTTCTGGGCTTGGATTTTGGTGAATATGTCCATGAACATTAAGAAACGTCTTTTGAACTGTTCCTACATCACCCTCGTTGTATTCGCCTTCTACAGCGTATACTCGCAAGTTGCTAGGATGAACAGGAACATGTGTTAGCAGCAAGCCAAACTCAGTCATCATACGCCACATATGAACCTTTGCAAAGAACCCGCCACTAGATAGATACTTAATGTCGTCATGGTTTCCCACAATAAGACGCTTTTGTCCGTGTAGCTTAGGCCATAGCTTTTGGAAATACTCTTTATCTCCGAACATAACATCGCCTAGATGATAAACCTTATCCCCGGGCTTTACTGTGCTGTTCCAACGGTCTACCATATATTCGTCCATTTCAGTCACTGACTGAAATTTAGCGCCACGAATCAATTCGCCTGTGTTACTATCTGTAAATTTTAGAATGTTTGCGTGGTTAAAGTGCGTATCACTAATAACCCAAATATCTTTTGTCATGCTATACCTTTCATATTTCTACTAAATTGTAAATTACATTTGGTATAATGTCAAGATATTAATTGGTGTCCTTGGTGGGACTCGAACCCACAAATCCTGCCGCTCTCGACGGAAGAGGTTTACCAATTTCCGTTACAAGGACTAATTTCTGGCTAAGAGCAAAACTGCTACAGGATTCGAACCTATATCTCTGCCACCTCTAGGCAGCGTCCTCTCCGTTAGACGAAACAGTCTACCTATCAACAACTCTGCAAAGTTCGTTAAAGATAGTCTCCTAGCCAAGGTAGTTGCAGCTACCTATCGTTCATGCCATTGTCCCATGATACTCTGGGCATGTAGCATATGCTTGTATAACAGTCCATTTTCATGATCTGTTCTTACTAGCCGCTTAACTCCTAGTGCTTTATCGAAGTTATAAGCATTGTCGTCAAATAAGATGAAATCGTTGACATCCTGTCCGTATACATCTAAATACTCTTTTACTTCGTCGCCTCGGTCAAAGTTTTTTCTGTTGATCCAAAGTTCGTCAGGATCTGTTTTCCACGGAGTTGCAAGTTGCCCCCTGAAACCGCTATTACCAAATGCAGCACGAACCCAATGCTGGATCATATGACTTTTTACATCGATATAGTTTTTCCAAGTTGACATTAGAACAAACTCAACTGGATACCGATCATGAATCTTATTCATAAAGTCTACTGCAACTGGATCAAACCTGTGCCACATATCGTAGCTAGCATTGTGACCATAATGAACACGTGACGAAGTAAACACGCCATCAACATCCAAAAATACTAGGTATTTACGTGCTTCTTTCATCTTCTATTACCTTAAAAATTTCCTGGGACCCCCCGTTAGGACTTTTACCCCTGCACGAACTGGTATTTCGCCTTAATGCTACCCCGAGGTCCCACGGGCTAGGCAGTGTTCTCTCTACACAGAATGTCGACCCCCTGTATAGTGAATATTTGGTGCCCAAGTCATACATGCTAAACTAAGCAAGACGAACATGGGTGTTAATTGGCGCCGGGCGTCCGATTCGAACGGGATGAAGCACATGAGCGTTTCATTTCTCTACTTCGTCTAGGAGAGATCAACCTCTTCGACAGCACCATGCTAGACCCAGCGTAACTAAATTACGGCCCACCGTTAACTGAACAGTCTCTCAAGCATTTTCACTCTGCTTTTTTATCGTCGGCTCAAGCACGGTGGGAACACAGGCCGACGTCGTCCTGGAATGATTTATCTCGAGAAACATCAAACTCAGGCCAATCTATTATTTTGACCAAGGCATGGGAAGTTGAACCCACCAGCAAGTCCAGTGTTACCAGCACCTTATCTTGCCGCCCGATGCCCGTAGTAGTAGACGTTATGCACCCCTACAATTAGAGTATCGAGCCTGACGCCGTCTTTCAAACAACCTCTGGTAAAGATTGCTTTACTCGAGTCATCGCCCAGGTATTTCTGCTTTCAGCTGCACATGTTAGTTACTCGAGCCACCCTGCAGAGTGTCTTTCGCTATCCTTTCGGCGTTAGGTCTTTCATACCTTTTCGAAGCGGCGCCTACCGCATGTGCATGTGAAAACAGAAGCGACCATTGACTTGAATCGACAAGTTTCTCTACAACTGACGCACATGTTAGCTGATTTGTGCTTGCAGAGCCTTTGCTCTGGATGGTCGCCACGCCATCTTTCCTTCAATGTAGCGCATTAACAATATGCTATAGTCACCAGCTTCTGTTATTTACGCAACTTGGGTTTACGTGTTCTGCACACAACCAAGTCATTTGTTTAATTTGTCAAAGAGCATCTTCATCGTCTACATGTTACATTTAAAGTAAGACGTTATAAATGTCAACATCTTTTTTATCTTTTTTCTGGTGCTGCTAGGAGGTAACGATCCTCCGTCTCGTCCTTACCAAAGACGCATAATACCTTTATACTATAGCAGCAAATTGGTAGGCCTGCGGGGATCGAACCCATCTCCGACGACAACATGTCATATTGTCCGACTACACCATAGTTACGGCCTATAAAATTGGCACTCCCGGAGGGACTCGAACCCCCAACAATCGCCTTCGTAGGGCGGCACTCTTCCAATTGAGCTACGGAAGTATATTTGGTGCCCCTAGAGAGATTCGAACTCCCGACCCTTGGTTTCGAAGACCAGAGCTCTTCCACTGAGCTACAGAGGCATTTGTTAATTTATATATACTTTCATGATGTCTTGAAGTCAACCACTTTTTTAATATCGTCGAGTATTTCGTTGAAATGAACTTTTCGATTAAAAAAATGATTGTAATTATACGTCACATCTTCAAAACATTCTTCTCTAACAATTTTCTTTAAATTGTCTAACGTTGTATTCTTTACTGCATATAACAATTCATCTGCAGCATCTAAGGTAGATACGTGATCTAACCCAAATATTGATTCAAAGGTTTTATAGCCCGCTAATCTTAATCGTTGTGTTATCTTATCGTTGCCTATCATTATAAACGGATGCGAATGTGTTATAGACTTAAATGTTTTTTCCGTTATAAAGTTTTCTTCTAATAAACTTTCGCAAGTAAAAGATACTAAACTGTCATTATAATAATCTGCAATACTATTTTGGTAATTGATTATCATATTATGGTTTAACGCATCAAGTTCTTTGACTTTATAAATTTCAGGTGTTAGTAAAATTTTATTTTTTAATGTATTGTTGTTTAGTTTAGATAGTTCTTTTTCTAAAAACAAATTATAATCTTCAAAACTATTTGCTATTGTAGGCAAATGGTAACTTACATGTCCTTGATCTACGACGCCGTGTTCTATCATTTTGTAATAGAACCAAACTCTGAAGTTTTTTAAATTCCGGTTTAAGTTTAAGAACTTTTTATTTGCAGTGCTAATAGTTGCTAATCTTTGTTCCGGAGTCACAAAGGAAACGTCTGTAAAGGTCTGTAAATGAAACTTATAATATTGTTCCCACCAATTATATAAACAAGTAAACTTTACACCATCTACTATTTTATGATGATAGCGATCACTACTGTTAGATATAATGACTTTTTCAAATTTTATATTATGTTTTTGTAATTCGTCGAACAATAAATCAAATCGTAATGTAGATTCGTGCGGCGAATATAACCAAAGATATACGTTGTCTGTTTGATTTATATAATCGATTACTTCACTATCTAGGTATATATTAACGTAATTTGGTAACATAGTTAAATTTAATACTAACTTTAACGAATCGACGGGTAAAAACTTTGCAAATTTAAAATTTACAAGTAAGTTATAGTCAAACCCTGGATAAAAACCTAAAGTATTTTCTATGCTGTTTATACGTTCATTTTTAACAGATAAAAAAGAATGATAACTTTCAACAGTGTTGCTTAACACAACAAAAACATCCTTAGAAATCATTCTCGTAAGAAGCCGCTTATTTGCATAGTATATTTGTTTTTCATTCCTGCATTGGCACTAAGATGCAAAATACTGCTATCCCATAACCAGCCTTCGCCAGCCTTCCAATGTGTAGAATTTTTCCACTCACCGTTCTCTTTGTATTGTATAAGGTGACCGACTGCCCATTCTTCTAAGTATATGTTAGCCCTGACCTTAACTCTACTGTCATCTGGATATTTGTTTTTTATTTGAAAAAACGTATCTCGGTGTATAGGAATAACATTTCCCGGCGGCTGCAGTATAGTGCTTATAGTCACTACATCCATGCCAAGTTGATTTCCTAACTCGACAAAATCAACTTGTTCTTCATTCCACCAGAGCTGATGAATACGTGTATTTTCAAAACTGTAAGAGTCAGGAAAGCCGCCGTATTCATTGTGAATATCAGTGAGTTCATACACTTGATGCTTAATGCAACTTCCTTCGTGTATGTGATAGTTTGCACCTAGAAATAATGAAAAATCGTAGTCTAGAAAAACGTGTCTTAGTGTCATAAACATACCTTTTAATTTTATTTATAACACAGTAATTGGTCGTAGGGCACTGGATGGTAATGAGCCATCTCTCCGGAGTTTTAGTGGCCGCCCTACTAAGCTACATCGAAAGTCAAACTAAAACTGATTTAGTATTGTTTTTTTAAATCAGCAAGTGATCAGCTTGCAGTGTTTTAGTTTTTATCCTCTCGAGTTCACTATTCTATTTTGGCTGTCCTAAGAGGACTCGAACCTCTCTCCATCCTGGTTAACAGCCAGGTGCCGTCACCTGGACGACTCTAGGACAATATTCTTTGGTGTGCCGGGAGGATTTCGAAACCTCGACCTTGGGATTAAGAGCCCCCTGCTCTGCCTCTGAGCTACCGGCGCATTACTTAGAAGATATATTGTTGGATTCGAACCGTTCACCCGGCATCAGGGTTACTAACCAAACCGTCGTGCCCTTCGGTATCAATATATCATCAAAACAATGTCATTACTTAGAAGATAACAGCAGGGCTCGCAACATATCCCTGATCCCACTCTAAAGCAAACTTAATTACCCAGGATCTGCTATTCTGTTATCGTCAAAATAATCATTACTTAGAAGATACGTTCAATCCTACCTTAAAGGAGCCCTTCACCCTTGCGAGGTATAGTGCCGGGAATCGAACCCATATTTTACGTATCATCAAAGTAATGGTGAACCGGGAAGGATTCGAACCTTCGTTGGCATTGCTGCTACAGATTAAAAGTCTGTCCCCATCGGCCTCTCGGGCACCGGTCCTAATGTTTTCTGTGAAGTCTTGTTTTTCACGTTTTCGTTTCGCTTTGTTTGTTTTAGTGTGTGCGCCTGCCTTGCGAAACAATGCGGCAGCTACAAACACGTTCCTTTCCTTAGGAACCTTTTGGCGTTTTCGTTTCATCTTTCTTCCTATATGCGTTAATATATCGTCTTACGTAGTCGGTCGGCTCGGGAGGATTTTTACATATGTCTTCAATACGCTCAGCTTCCTCCTTTGTTAACAGTATTCTTTCTTCGGGGTCTAACTTCATTACTCGCTCATAATTGCAACTAGCACAGCATGATCGATTGCTGCCCGCATGGGATCGTAGTTAACCACCATCCCGATTACAACAATTGCTAGCGCACTATTAAGTGCGATTGCAAAAAACTTAGTAACGTCCGACATTATGCAGTCTCCATTTCAGTAAACCCAACCATCGATACTTTGTATGTCTTGCCGTTAAGAATCATACGGTCAAACATCGAAGTGCTACGCAAACCAACTCCGCCCTTATGCAAGGGAACAAGCACAGTTACATCATCGTTGTAGTCACCATTCTCAAACATAGTGCCATCACGCAGTCGCATATCTCGCAACTTGATGCTCCACGAACCTGACACGTTGTTGGTCCAACGATAAGCGTATTCGAGTGCTTCGTCGATGTCTTCGGTGTGCCACACGTTAACTTCTGCAACATTAGTAAAGCCCAAAACAGCACCAGTATCACGATCTTGGTCGATATGCTGGACGATAACTTTCATTGTTGTCTCCGTTGTTCTCAACTTACATATACACACTACATTCAAGACATCTTGGAGTCAACAACTATTTTCATCTTTTTTTAATTTTTTTGGTCCTGACGGTTGGTTACGATCCAACTCTACTGAGTCCACAGCTCAGTGTGCTACCATTATCACTACATCAGGATTGGCCTGCCTGGCAAGAGTCGAACTCGCAACCTAGGGAGTAGAAATCCCTTGCTCTTCCAGTTGAGCTACAGACAGATATGGCCCCTAGGGACGGAATCGAACCGCCGACACCATGCTCTTCAGGCATGTGTTCTACCAACTGAACTACCTAGGGATATTTGGTGGGGAATGGGACGATTCGAACGCCTTGCCTTTGCAGGGACTGGTTTACAGCCAGCCGCCAGGACCACCTAGCCTTACTTGCATCCCCCGTAACGATACCCTTGGTGGGGAACGATCCCACATAGAAAGTCTCGATCCTTTCTATAACCTCTTGCAAGGGCGGGCCTAGCGACTTTCGAGATCAACTAGGCTTGATCTATATTTGGTGTGCAGGGTTGGATTCGAACCAACGTTGCTTCTCAGCGGCAGAGTTACAGTCTGCTGGTTTAAGCCACTCACCCACCTGCACATGTGTTTGGTGCTTCTAGGAAGAATCGAACTTCCTTCTAGACGCTTATCGGGCGCCTGCCTTTCCATTAGACAGTTAGAAGCGTTATTGGTCCCGCATACGGGTTTCGAACCCGTTTCTCCGACTTGAAAGGCCAGCGACCATCACCGAGTAGTCCTATGCGAGATATAATTGGTTGCCCCTACTAGATTCGAACTAGTGACCTATCCCTTATCAGGGGATTGCTCTACCACTGAGCTAAGAGGCAATAAAACTCTACTTTTACAAAAGGCAGCGAGGGGATATGCTCCGGGTCCCTAAACCTGCTCCTCTTTTCGCTACACTAGGGAATGTAACTACTTTTGCTTACTTGCTCTGCCTATTCTAAAAATAGAGTTGTTGGTAGCGACATTTGGTAACGCTCCAAATCATCAGCCTTATGAGAGCCGAGTCGGCACTTGCCGTGTCGCCAAAACAAAATTATTAGCTTGCTGCTAGATTTTTACTCCGCCGTTACCACCGGTCGTTTCATCTTCTAACACGCCCATTTGAGTTTGTTTATAGTGGTTACTCGCAGTCTCGTTCCGCATTTCCACTTTAGCCTAATAAAAAACCCTCCTAGTATCTCTACTGGAGGGTGTCATTGCGTTTATGTGTATATACACTTATCCGCTATAACCCTCCGAGAATCCAAAGAGATACTCGTGGCGTTCAAAACGCTTAATGCTAATCATGTGTTTAGTATTGTGAGTCATCTCTTGATTTCCTTTTGCTTATGTTAGTAATATAGTGCTTTTATTTATCTTCGTCAACCGTTTTCTTTGACAATTTAGACGTATTACACAAAAAAAATTATTCTTCTGTTTGGACAAAACTTGTTCTGCATATCCTCGGATATTTTGTTAAGAAATCGTAAGTTTCGTTTGGGTCGTTAAGCAGTTTACCAATTGTAATAGGACCATAATTTTCGATTCTATTAGAACTTATATCATACCCTTTTGATATGATGGTTTCTTTATTGTTGTCAACAAACTCTGCAAAATTTGCTTGCTTGATCCAACGATTTGGTTTTGAATTTCCACGTAACGGAAAATTAATAAAGTATCTAGGTAATACATCACCTCTTATTGATGCATCCGGTAACAAATTTATATCATTTGCACTAAAGGCACCGATAATATTAGAATCGTGCTGTGGTAACCCGTTTATGTCTTCGCACATATGTATACATAGATCTCCAAAGTCAGGTTCGCCATTACACTTATCATAATCATCATCTGTAAACTTCTTTACGTATTCTAATCCCATTGGCAATAAGTTAACATAAGAGATAGAAAAATTATATTCTTTAAACTCTGGATAAAACTTGTATTCTTGTGAATGAGAACCGATCATGCACAAATGAGGTATTCTTATTATTTTTTCCCAAAGCATAATGGAATTTTTAGCAGCATCAATATCTGTGTATATCTTCCATTCTAATTTTGCTTTTTCTATTTCTACAGATGCTTTACGTATGTTGTAATATACACCTGGATCATCTTTGTTTGACTCGTTGTATACAAACCCTTCGTAATCAACTACATCTGTTAAGCCTACTACAAATTTTAGCATGTAATATTAATCCCTTATTATTTCAACTCTGCAAATTCTGGTATACTGTTGTGCTTTTGCAAATGCATCTTGATAGCTACCTACAAGTTGACCTATCACAAGAGATCCTAATTTGTTTTTATTATCAGACTCGAAATATCCTTTAGATTCAAGAAAATCTTTGTTATCACGCATCCATTGTGTTTGTTGCACTGACATAGATTTGTTTAACACTGTTTCTCCATTATGTCTAAAATTTACCCTAAACGTAGGATAAACATATTTTATCATAGGCCCGTTAACCAAATATGATAAATCATTGTTAAACATAGCGTATGCAAGTGTTTGTGCATCTTCAACCTGACTTGTTAATGTAGCACATGTGCCGTCTAATTCTAAACTGCAATACATCGGAGGTTTGTTTGTTGAAATATTATCATAATCAACACTAGTATACTCAGGGAACACTAACCCATCCACTGGGACCAAATTTTTCATTTCAATGATAAAGTCTGTGTCAAACAAACTAGGCAATACTTCTTGTGTATACTTGTGAGCATATATGTGTGTAACATTTAAGGGCGATATTTTTACAGTATCAATGATATCTAACACAGTATTGACAGCAGGAAGAGTTGTATCCAATGTCCATTCTATCGATGCTTTCTCAATTGAAGCGTTATTATTTTGTAAAACATAATATGCCACTTTTTCAAATTGATCTGCGGGACCTTGATATGTGTTAACAACGTCCGGAGTCGGATAAAACGATTCATGTATTGTTACATCTGTTAACCCTATTACAAATTTTACACCCATTGCCGATTCCTTTACAAACATGTATCATGTATTTAGTATTGGTGCCGGTAGAGAGAATCGAACTCCCGTCGGCTGATTACTAATCAGCTGCTAAACCACTCAGCTATACCGGCATAATTTCATTGTAATGCTAAAGAAAACATAATCCTAGAATCAATAGCTGTATTGGGATTATGAACTGTCAATAACATCTGTTCCTGTCTGGGATAAACATACCAACCAAATTTAGTTGTAACATTTTCTAATTCGTCAGATTGGCAAAAACCAAACATGTTAATCATTTTGCCTTCTGGCGCAGTAATAACAGTAGAAAATGTGTTTTTAAAAATACCAGATCTTGTGTCGTATACAAGCTCACCTATTTTTTTCGGATTTACTAATTCGATAGGACGGTCTAATCCGATAAACCCATTTGTCCAACCTATTTTAGAATACATATATTTGTAATGCTCTAACAAACGTGTTTCGCTTTGAGGCCACGGCCATTTGCTATAGTCTACATCTGATTCAATGATATCGAGTCGATACACTTCTGGTATGAATACTAAGTTTTGATACATGCTTCGTATAGGAATTGTGCATTGATAGCAACCTTCGTCATACAGTTGCGGCCCTTGTAACTCACTAACACATAACTCTGGTTCGCCACAATCAAAATCATCATAAGTTAAGTCTTGTGCATACTTATGAATAATTTTAAATTTGTTAGGATCTAGTATTTTAGGCAAACTGTTACGTAATGTATCAATCATGAAAGGGTCTTGTTCAACAAAATAAACAAATTTTGCACCGTAGTCAAAAGCATATAGTCCCAATAATCCGCTGCCGCACCCAAGGTCAATAACAATCTTGTCTTTTGCCTTTCTTTCTATTGCAGGCTTTAATAATAAGTTGACCCTAGGTAAATCTTCGATCATAGGCAGCGAAAGTCCTTCTGGATGATTTTTTTTATTCCAGATAGAATTTTCTAAATGATAGACCATATTGTAATCTCCGTAATTAAAACTATTTATTATTCAGTTTAACGACGGCAAATCACAAATACTTCATTTTCTTCGTATACTTTTAAATACCGATCGGGGTTACTATCAAGAAATTCGGTTACCGCTTGTATTACACCCGGCCAAGTTTCAATATTGTAGTCATGTCCAGAAATTATGCCAGAATTTTTAAAGTATTCAAGTTCTTGCTTTACAGCTTCATATGAATGCTCGCCGTCTAGGAATACAAGATCAAAATCATTCTTAAAATTCGAAGCAATATACTCGTCGCTTGATATAGCATGTATTGCTTGTATTTGAGAGTAACGTGTGTGTTGACATATATTATGTAAAAAGATTTCGTAGTGGTTATATATTTTAGTCATATTTCCATACTCTAATATATTTTCCCGACTTAGTGTTACCGGACTACCTGTTTCGAAATAATTTTCCCACAAATCTACTGTGTCTACTGCATTAAAACTATCAATTATATAAAGTGACATGGTATCCGTCATTGCGTCGAGCATTGTCCATGTTCCACGTCCAAACCCAACACCTAATTCAAGTATACTAGCGTTAGCAGGCAGTGACGCAACTAAATCACGGTATACTATCGGAAAATCTCCCCATCCAGGAACATCCGAGTAACAAGTCATTTTAACCATATATAACGTCCATAAAAATAATTGGTGCGGGATGAGAGGTTCGAACTCCCGACCTTCTCGGTGTAAACGAGCGGCTCTACCACTGAGCTAATCCCGCAAAAACCCACGCTCGAAAGCGTGGGGTGCTGGTCCTCTGTGTTCTTATCTCGGGATCACAGCGGGGGTTTTATACGGGCAGTAACCTAGTTACTGCTACGTTTGTAGTCTAAGTTTCGTATAATGATTCGTAATCCTCGTCATCATACAAATCTTCTTCGTCGTCGATATATTCTTGGTCATCTGTTGATGAACCATACGCTTTGAAGTAGTCTTCGTTTTCTTTTAACACTCGCAAGTCTGTGCCTGTCATAGCAAACTTAAGTTGAAAAAACTCATCGTAATTATACAACTCGGTGATGAACCATAACGTGCTACAGCCACCGCCTGCTTTTTTAATATAACCAGTTTCAAGTCCTAAGTCGTTGATTGCTGCCTTCAACTTTGCACCATAGCTAGTAATAATACGTGTAAATTTTTTCTTACTTTCGAGTTTTTTCTTATCTGCTTCAGTCAATGGTGTAATAATTGCTGTGTTTGAATCATCAATTACTACTAAGCAGTTTTTAACTTTAATACTGCCTTTGGTGTGATTGTTATCTGGCGTTTCTTTGGTTGACCACGGAACGCTGCAATCTACATGGTTAACATAATATGTTTCACCACGAAACTTGATAACCCACATCGGGATAGTATCATCTTCTAAGTGTTTTTTGTTGAAATGGAAAACTAGTTCCTTACAAGCATATTCAATCTACGACATTATTATTCTCCTTTAAAAGTTGTCGAATTTTTTCTCTGTTAGCAGCGTGACGTTCACGTGCTGTAATAATTAGTTGTATTTGTTCGTCTCGAGTTATCGGAGCCTTTACATTAGCTGGCCAAACTCGAACTGCGGTTTCAATTTCTTCTTTGGTCATTCTCATGTATTGCTCCTTTTATTTATAGCGCCCCAAGTTACCGTCTATGTCCTATAGTATCTAACTAGCTTTGCTAGACTTATAAACAGCCAAGCCGCCCGTGGCGGAGATTGTCTCGGATAACCCAGAAATATTTGGTGCGCCCTACGGGTAACGATCCCGTCTACTAAGGGTTAGAATCCTCTGACAATCCATCTTGTCCAAGGGCGCAAATAAGAAGACCTAGGTGTATAAGGGTGACTAGACCAATACAGTGACGCTAGGTCATAAAATAGTCGATGCTGGGGGCCAACCCTTTCCTTAGGCATGCATCAATACCCGTTGCGTTTCTTTCAAGACCAACACAACCAACGCCTGCCATCACTACGCAGATGGCCTCGTCTCAGATACAAAAGTTTATTAGAGTGTCAAGTTGTATGAGAAGTCGTTGACACTGGTTTTGGGCGGCTAACTCCCAAGTTTGGCGCCGGAGGTAGGAATCGAACCCACTACGCACGGTTTTGGAGACCGTCGCTCTACCACTGAGCTACACCGGCAATTTGGAGCGGGCGAAGGGAATCGAACCCTCGACGAACAGCTTGGAAGGCTGACACTCTACCTCTGAGTTACACCCGCATTGAATCTCTATATAAACCGGTTACTATCATCCGGAGTTACTATTTCGTTGTAACAGATTATTCTTAGACAGAAAACGACATTCCACAGTATATTTTGTTCAGGTAAACACCGAAACCATATCCCCAGCTTCTCTAACCCCGGAATGCACGTCACAGGCAGCTGGCCCTTTTCGCTAGGTCTAAACTAGTTTACTTCGGTCGTCTTGTTTGGCTGTTACAACGAACGGTCCCGCTTACCGAATGTAGTAGACCGCTGTAGCAGTCTTGTTGTCGTTGCTCAACACTACAATTTATTGGTCCGAGTAGCAGGATTTGAACCCACGACATCCTGGTCCCAAACCAGGCGCTCTACCAAACTGAGCTACACTCGGATATTTTTTGGTTGGGAAGGGAGGGCTCGAACCTCCGACCTGCTGATTCAAAGTCAGTTATTCTACCACTGAACTACTTCCCATCAACCTTTGGTGCGGATGGAGGGACTCGAACCCCCAACATCTGCGTTCTAAGCGCAGCGACTCTACCAATTGGCCTACATCCGCATTGTATTTTTAATATTTGTCACCAGTAACTTGTCCAGCATTTAGTATTATAGCTGGTATAAGTTTAATATTCATTTCACGAAATGCAAAGTAACGATGGTGACCATCTATTACTTGATACGTATTTTCTCTTGGAAGCCTTCTCACAACTATTGGAGGTAGCTGTTTGACATCTTTTTTAATTTGTTTTTTAATGTTTTCGATATTTGCTCTAGCTGTAGTCCACGCAGGATCTGCTTTATCGTCGCCTTCGAATCTAGACTTAATTTGATTCATTGGCAATGTAACAACTCGATTTACTTCATTTCTTACATTCTTTACATCAGACCCAACTTCAGTCTCATCCGGCTCTGGATAATACTTGTTTACAAGTTTTGCTGTGATCTCAAATATCTTCATACATATATTTATAAAAACTTGGAGGTCGGTATGTGAATCGAACACATTACTTTGCAGTGCTATGGAGTTGCAGTCCATCCCCTTACCATCCGGGCCACCGACCATTTAGTTTTTGGAGGCTCAGGATGGACTTTAACCACCACCTCGATCTTTGCAAGATCACGCATTCGACGCTTTTGCTACCGAGCCAAATTTTGGTGCCCCCAGAGAGACTTGAACTCCCGACCCTCTGATTACAAATCAGATGCTCTACCAGCTGAGCTATAAGGGCAAAACTTTTAACAAATATTCATATACCGCTTCGTATGAGCTAAACATACGTGTTCCGTGTTTACTCATAACTCGCACACTACTACCATAACAGTGTATCAACCCAAACCCGGGATACCGACCGTTACCTAATCGTCTTGTATTCCATCTGTTACGTCTAGGAACCGGTGTAGTGTAAACGTGTTCTATTCCCAATAGTTCTCCACATTTAGTGTAAAACTGTTCTTTTTCTTCTAAAGTTTTCATATTGTCCTCTCACATACATTTACGGTTTTAAATGGCTTAACCGAAAACCTAACTTGGAGCGGGTAACGGGATTCGAACCCGTGACCTGGTGCTTGGCAAGCAGCCGCTCTACCCCTGAGCTACACCCGCATTATTTTGGTGGACCCTAGCGGGATCGAACCGCTGACCTGAAGCTTGCAAAGCTACCGCTCTCCCAACTGAGCTAAGAGCCCGTAAAGTATTTATTTTACGCTTAGAAGATACACATAAACTTGGCATAACGCTCTCCGGACTAAGCCTCTGTTAGTATATATGTGTATCATCAAAACGTAATGTTTTGCCTAGCTTGAGATTACAGCATAGGATGGAAGCCTTTGAGCATTACCGTTAGCCTTGCGAGCCACGTTCTCTCGTTATCCACAGGAGCCTTTTACGGTCATCCTGTATCTTCCAGTGGTGCCTTTTTTGGAGAGTGGCGTTTCTCTCGTCGCATACTACTACTCGTCCTTCTATCCTTCGCCTGCCTTGCGAGCAGTTCACTTCCGCTAAGAAGTTACGCTATCTTTCCGAACAACTACGTCCGCCTTGCGAGCATCTGTAGACCACATTCTCTTTCGAGTGTGGCATTAACCACCTTTCGTAGTATACCGGGACAGTCTTTCGCTTTTGTGTGCAACAGTGGGAATCGAACCCACAGTCTGTCGTTTGATAATACGATTGCATTACCGTTATGCAATATTGCGAACCTACTTCGATGTGCTGCCCCAGTTGCTCCATATCTTGTTAGATACAGAATACAACACACCAACTGTCTTTCGTCTTGCGGACTACTCAACGTCTTTTCAAGTATCCGGGGCCTAACCCTTCCACTCTCAAGATGCTACCATGCCTTTGCTTGCGGGCTCAGACTCTGTAGCTACCTGTTAACTTTCAGCATTCGTTAGTTTGGCTGAACGGTGTTTGGGCGCCAACCCTCTTATCGCTCACCGACTGGCTCTGCGACTATCCTTTCGGACACCATTCCTAACTTACTGCCTACCGCCTTTCTACGGACGGGAGTTGCTTTCGGATAACCGAGTCAACTCTAGTTCAGGCTTGCATAGATGGACTGTATTGCTACAGCGCAAGTTTATAGGAAACCTTGCTTTGGGTGCATTACTGCACTTACCCTTAAGTCGGACGCTATACCGCCCATGTTATACTGTGTTTAAAACTAACACAATAAGCAACCCACCTCGAGAGTAAATTGCTACTGCTGGAATCGAACCAGTCCTCCTGTCTTTGCGACAGTTGCGTCCCAACGCTGTTCAGCCTACTAATACCTGGTCACTAACCAACGGTGCATTATACACAGTATCTAGTATCGTGTTAGTTTTAAACACAGTGTTTACCAAATTTTCAAAGAGCGCATAAACAACACGTTTGCTGCTTATGTTCTTAATATAGTATGTGTTGTTGTCATTGTCAACACTTTTTTTATCTTTTTTTTATTTTATTACTTGAGCCTGTTGCCACAACATCAACAGCATTATCTGCAAATTTTCGGCCGTGCAGTTATGGACTTGCGTCCTTGGGGTCCGTTATTACAGTTACTCGGAGGATTGCATATCTCCTTGTTACAACAGCCGCTAAACTGTTGCACCTTTCACTTACTAACACTCAAGTATCTTGGCGACCCTACGGGGACTCGAACCCCGTTCACCAGGTAGACAGCCTAGTGTAATACCCATATACCATAGGGCCAATTTATGGCGGACACTCAGGGATTCGAACCCTGGGACGCCTTTCAGCGTCGTCGGTTTTCAAGACCGGTGCAATAATCCATCTCTGCCAAGTGTCCAACTGTTGGCTTTCCAGCTACCTTAGAAGCAAGCCATTTAGGACATTGCTTTACACTAGGACAGCTTTTAACTGAGAGATCCTAGTAACTAAGACTGGAAATTTGGTTGCGTTGGGCTGGATTCGAACCAGCGATCTCTTGGTTATGAGCCAAGCGAGATGACCACTTCTCTACCCCGCAATATTCTACTTTAAACTATACACTGTGGAATCGAACCACCTAGTCAGCAAATGCCAACCTGTTGCCATAACATCGGCGTGGCCTACGCCTTGTGCATAGTTTAAAGTAGAATGTGTGTGCAGGACTCTCCCTGCTTGTCACCGTTAACCTTACGGTCTGGACTAGCCTGATGCTAGTGTGCCATTGGCGGAGCGACTGGGAGTCGAACCCAGTGAGGAGTTGCCCCCTCTACAGATTAGCAATCTGCTGCATTACCATCCTGCCCCCGCTCCGTATGTTTTTGGCTCTGCTAACCGCTGCCCGTTAGTGATTTAACTGCATTTATGATTAAGCCTCGCTTATGCAGCACCGTGATGTATCTGGTCTGGGTGAAAGGATTTGAACCTTCGACCTCTCGCTTCCAAGGCGAGCACTCTAACACAAGCTGAGCTACACCCAGATAATTTTTGGCTCCGTCTGCTGGGCTCGAACCAGCGACCCGGTGATTAACAGTCACCTGCTCTACCAACTGAGCTAAGACGGAACATAACAGTTATGGGCTCTACCCCAGGCAACAAGGGCGACTTAGCTGCTATAAGCCTAGCAGTGCCGAGTCTCTTGCGTCTTACGGGGTCATCCCCCTGCGCTAGTTATTAACTCTACTTACAAGTATGTTAGTCTGTCTTCGAAACAGCGAGCGCCCGCCGGCTTTTTGCATAGGTCAACCCAACCACGCACGGAGTCGAACCGTGCTACCCCCATTTCTAACATACGTGTAAGTAGAGTTAGTTAATGTATGTTGGTGCATACATTGTCTACTTACAATCCCTATCATCGCTTTCGCTAAGGAATGTGATAAGCTACTATAGCTTACCGTAATACGTCTAAATTGTCAAAGAGCGTGTAAACAACTTCTTGCTTACCTTGTTAACTTAGCGTCTTGTTTTTGCCTTGTCAACAACTTTTTTCTTTTTTGTTTGGAAGCTCTGCGTTGCTGCGTCTGCGTTCCTTACTAGTTACATATAGTGTATGAGTTCTTGCCTGTCAACTGTTATTTTGTCTTTTTTTATCTTTTTTTGAGCCATTAAAAAAGCCCCTCTGCTTTCGCTTGGGGCCTTGGTGTTCGAACTTTTTGGTTTGTTCTTAACTACCTCGGCCCGCCCGCACGGAATCGACACTAGGATTGCCCCCTAGTGACCATGTATTCTGTGCTGTGGTTCCGCATGTAATCATTGAACTTTGTATTCCTTATATAAGTTTATTTATCATCTGAGATAAAATTATCTTACACTTTTATTTATCATCTTAAATTATTTAGTCTGCGTCCGGCAACTGCACAGCCTGAGAAAGCATTTAACGGTTTTACCAGCAGTGTTAGGACTTCTTACTTCGAATGTTCTTATCGGTCCATTGTTACGCCTTAAGTAGTGAATCTCAGTTATAAACTACAAGACGCAGACTAAACTTGGTTACTCTTTACAGAGTATTACATTGATTTATACATACTGTTGCTTACAGTAAATGATTGTTTCCAAGACCATTCGTCAAGCACTAGTTGGTTGAATACATCATCTTCAAGTTCGATAACGTCTTCTACGCTTAGTTCAAGCATACGTGCTGCACGATTGTAATCGTTCTCGTAGCTACGTGGTGCAGACGGAATGCTTTTGATATCTTTAATTTTATCCAAGTCGCCGGTGTTTGCTAGCTTCACATTTTCTTTTGTAATCTTAACAGCAAGTGCTTTATAATCATTCACTGCTTCTTCGTATTCGGCAACGTGCTTAATCTTATTTTCTTTGACAATCTTTAAAAGTTCGTCACGATTCATCTTAACACTACGCATTGCATTTCTCCCATCTCTACGCATATTATACTTCCTTAATACAAAATATTTGGTGCCCTTGGTCGGACTCGAACCGACACTATGCGGATTTTGAATCCGCCGACTCTACCAATTGGCCTACAAGGGCTAAACTAAAACAGAGAGGAAAGAGTGAGTAATAAAGATCCAGCAAAGTGCATGTAGCGTGGTATACAGACCTACTTTTGCAACAAACAACACGCAATCTACAATGCCTATATTTCCGATTATCAAAATGCAGTGTCAATTAAGACGAATATAATAAAATCGGAACACACAGCGGAGATCAAAAACCGATCGTTTGAATATGCAAGTAACGCTTGCCCGCCTTTATTCTCGTTTCTCTCTCCTACTCCGGGTAGTTTCGGGCAAGTTACCTTGCCCTGCATCTACCAAAACTTATTCTACGATTCCTGCACGAACAAGGAAACGCTCTGTTTCGTCGTCCAGTGTGATTGTAGTGCTTACGTTAAGCTCTAGCAATTCATCTTGCAGTGCAGTCTTTGCTCGCTTCAGACGAGCAAGCTCTGACTTGAATTCTTCGATCTTTTCCTTATCGAAGATGTTAGTTGTGACAGTGTCGTCGCCGAAACGCCCGTAAACGTCTGCTTTGTCACGTCCCTTAATCTTGCCTAGCTTACCGACTAGCACATCGTTAGCCACTGCAGGCTCTAGCTTGCTTAGACGCCCATATAGCTGGATATCTTTGTCTAGCATTGCTACGTCTGCAAGGTGCCCGTCGATCCCAGACGCTGCATTTGCATCTGCAACAGCCTTGCGAATCTCGTAAAGCACAGCAATTAGCTTGCTACGAGTAGCCATGTGTGTAGCAAAGCGAGCAGTTGCTTCGGTTACCTTTTCGCTTGGCTTCTCGAATTCATTAATCGAGACTTCAGTGCTAAGGTCTAGTGTGCCTAGCATCTCGTTGATGGCGTGTTGTAGTGCGTTTGCTTTACGTAGTGAGATTTCCATTACATGTGTCCTTTGTGTTCTTGTTCAATTTTCTTTGCGATTACTTTATGTAAGCCTGGATTAATAACTAACAGTTGTTCTACAATATTGTTACGAATATAGTTTCTAATATATGATGTGTCAAGATTTGATTTATCTTCAATCCAACTTACATTTTTTCGTTTACACCAATTGATAAACTCATGTTTTTTGTTTAGTCTAAAAGGCCTAATTACATTTTCATTTTGGTAGGGAATAACTTTACCCTCGCCGTGCATACTTGACCAAATCCAAGTCTCTACACAATCATCTAAATGATGACAAGTAATAACCGGTTTCTGCCAAGCATTAAAAATTTTATAACGTTCGTTTCTCCAGTGTTCTTCTTGACTTACGCCTTTAGGAAGATCAGTGTTGATATGTGACGTGTATAGTTTAAGTTGATTATCTGCAGCATATTGCACTAGAAACTGGTGTGCTTGTTCACTAGTTTCCGTGCCATGATGCACAAACTGTAGAGTAATACGATGATTTCTTTTTAGAAAATCAACAATAGCCATACTATCAACGCCGCCGCTGCAAGCAACTACTACGTCTCTAGGAAGTTTGCCTTGGACTTTAATCATCGTATTACTCTATTTTGGTGGAAGGACTGGGACTCGAACCCAGATAGTTACGTTTATGAGACGTATGCATTCACCAATTATACTATCCTTCCGTTTTGGTAGGGGATACCGGACTTGAACCGATAACCTGCCGATTATGAGTCGGACGCTCTAACCAATTGAGCTAATCCCCCAAACTTTGGTGCCCCTGGTCGGATTCGAACCAACAACACAGAGATTTTAAGTCTCCTGCCTCTACCGGTTGGGCTACAAGGGCGTATTTCTGGTGCGGGCACCCGGACTCGAACCGGGACGCATTGAGCAAGAGATTTTAAGTCTCTCGTGGCTACCATTTCACCATGCCCGCATTTTTAACTTAACCAATGTAATTCTCTATGACAATTTGAACATAATATATCACATTTGTCAAGTTCAGTTTTTAATCTTTTAATACTCCAACTTCTGTTCCATGACGGATCCTTTTCATTAGGATCTCTATGATGAAAATCTAAAGCAGCTACACATTTATCATAACCACATATTTGACATTTTGCACCACCTCTAGATTCCATATATTCTGCAATTCTAGATTTAGTAGCAGTATATGATCTTTTATTCCAACAAGATTTACATTGATACTTTGCATCTTTATAAAAATGTTCTTTACCTTCTATACTACATGTTCGACAAATATATTTAGAGCTTATTCTTTTTGTAATTAGTCCCGAACTGTGTCTTTTAATAGTCGATAACGATACATTTAACTTAGTAGCAATTTCTTTTTTGAGATATCCTTGGCTTATAAGATCAATAATATCTTCTTTAGATACAGTAGGTTTTGGTCCTGGCATCTTGCACTCCTTTTATTATATTTATAATAAGAGCGCAAGATAAGAAGTTTTTTTGGCCTGCCCGGAGGGACTCGAACCCCCAACCTTGGCATTAGAAGTGCCTTGCACCATCCAGTTGTGCTACGGGCAGATCAGAAAAACTCCCAAACCAGCAAAAAACAACTTTTATATCTGAACAGGTAATCGACCAGTTACACTATACATCTTTTTAATAATAGCGTCAACATCGTCTTCTGTCAAGTAACCACGAACACCACGCTTATCAGTAATGCCAGGCAGTTCAACAAAGTCCGATGCAATTCCGTCATTGGAATTAAAGGTTGCGATTTCAAAGAGATTTGCAGTTTTACCCATGCCGTCGTCAACAATGCTTAGATGATAGTTACCGAAGTCCAGTAGAACTTGGTTACCTTCTCTAAACAAATCTTTTCGAATCATAAAGTAATCTGCTAGTTTCATTTTTGTATCTCTTGTTACAGTATTATTTATATCTTGTTTTCGCTAGTTTGTCAACGTTATTCTTTTGTAACTGTAACTTTTTTATCTTTTTTATCGGGATCAATAGCCATACCGGTAGCAATAGCAACTGCATCCTTTTCATCGGTTGCAACGGCAATAATTTCACCTTCAATACGGATATAATATGCCATTAGTTGTCTCCCGTTTCGTATGGAATAAACTGGACAGTCATTCTTCCGTCAGACCATTGCTTCAGCATTTTCATCCAGTATTTGTGCTTACCGTATTTCGTCCGTTGCAAACGAGTTAGGTAAGGAAGATAACCACTGTGAATATTTTCCATAGTCTTCTCCGTTGCTTGTGTCATTATATTATAGTCGAATACCGAGGACGTCAAGTTCTTCTGGCGTTAGTTTTCCGATAGCAACTTTACGCAATTCAGCCTTACGCTTTTCAGCAGCTTCACGCTTGCGGCGATCTTCATCTTGGCGCTTGTGGCGTGTCCACCACGCCTCAACATGTCCACGCTTTACGCCTGCTTCTCGCCAGTCGACCTTGTCAAGAGCTTCTTTTAGGCTTTCGCCCTCTGGGGCATTAACTTCAATCATAGTGAACAACGCACAGAGGGTTGCTTCAAACTGATCAATATCTAGACCGTTACGTTTCGGAGTTTCAGGAGTATCCCAACCATCAGATCTGCAAGGCATTTTATTTCTCCTTATTTCGAATGAACGTAGGGCTTGTTCCAACGACCAACATTGATGTTGATGTAGAACGCAGTGTGGAAGTAATCGGTCATCGCATCGCTCTCATCAAACCAGTCATCGCCCCGCATAGCAGCAAGCAGCTCTTTAAAGAACGACCGGATCTTACCTTTGTAGTTTTCATCGATCCAGTAAGTGTTAACGCTGTAGTTACCCTCTACAGGGTAAAAACGTTCATTGCGCCGTTCGGCGTATTCTTTGTTGGAACGGTTAGCTTCGCCGATCAGATCCAGCACACCTTCTTTAAGAGTCACAACAAGCGACGAATGGTTATCAACACTGATCGTGCCTTTCATGCCATACTTTTTAAGCACTGCTTTGATAGCAGGGGCTTTAGCACGTTTCATTTCTTGGGACACATAAGCCATCTTTGAAGTCCTCTTCTTTTCTGCCTACATATTATATATAGTGTAAGAGCTCTTGAATGTCAACCGCTATTCAATAAGAAATCACACTTTTTTGGATTTTATCTCCGTAAAGTTTGACTCCTTTTTCCTTCACAAGATCAACAAGAACTTGTGGGTCGGCGTCTGCAATCTCACGAAGCATTGCTTCGGTGATACTGTCGTCTACATTGATACCCCAAATTTGTGGAGAACGTTGCGGGTTGAATCGAGCTCGCATACATAGCATATTGTATGTCGATCCAATGTTATAGGGTTCTCGTTGCCCAGACAACTTAGCTACTAAATTTACATTGCGTTGTTCACCAATGGGAATAATAGCTTCGATGCCATTTATATCCCATGAGATAAGAAATTCCGACATATTAGCACCAGTAGATGGGTTCTTCGTCTTCTTCGTCTTCTTCCATTTGCTCAAGTAGGTGTCTCTCGAACGCTAGATATTCTTCGATGGTCCAGTCCATGTCAGTCCTCGTCTTTAGTTATATTAACGTTAATGATATTTTCTGTCATAGGAATCAAAATTTCAATATCACTACCACGTAAATAAAGAGTGTTACTTAACATTTGCCACTCTAAAATTGCAGAGTGCCACTTAGTAGGACTGTTATCTGCATAGTCAATTGCAACAGTATATCTCAAAATCATTCTCCACGAACAGCGTCAGCAACAGGACGGATAGCCTCGCCTGCAATCGTTCCTACGAAGTTGGCAGTTCCGCTAGGATCGGTTACCAACTTATAGCCGGCATATCCAATGACTGCAAACTGCACAAGGATAGCGATAAAGGCAATTGCAAAAATTGTCATAAACAATTTAGGAAACACCCTGTCAAAGAACCAGTCCATTCCATCTTTCCTATGGCCAAAGTTACGCATGTTTATTCTCCTCACACACGAATCTTGTTGATGTTGCGGTCTTCTGCCTCGTAGTCAGCGTCGATAGTGCCGCTTACAAAGTAACGACGACGAGTGCCGAGCCCGTCAACTTCGTCGGGGTAGTTCTCCTTGGGAAGGTATGCATACCCACGATAGTTACCTGTTTCAAACAGGATAGCTTCCATCACTGCAGCAACAGCTTCACGCTCGTCGGCAGTGGTGTGCTTCGCAGCAAGGAAGTTATTTGCAATCTTAAGAACTTTACCAACTTCAACAGTCTTACGAGCGGGTTTCGTCATTGGCAGTCTCCTCTATCGCCTACATTTATAATATAGTGTATGAGCTCTTGGATTGCAAGAACTATTTTACAATTTATCTAATCTTTTTTGGTGTCGTCCACCTTCAAACTCGGTAGTCAAAAATGCATCAACTATCTTAATAGCATCTTCAACTGAAGTAATGCGACCGCCTAAACACAACACATTTGCATTGTTGTGCTGTCTCGTTAGCTTTGCAGTTTCGACAGTATGGCAAAGTCCTGCCCGAATGTGGGCATGACGGTTGGCTGCAATACTAATCCCAATGCCAGTTCCACAAATTAAAATACCAAAATTGTCATGCTCGCCAACTGCGCCACACACTGCATGAGCGTAGTCTGGATAATCTACACTTTCAGTGCTATAACATCCGAAATCAGTCACGCTGCATGTATAAAAGTCTGCAAACGGATCTCGGCCCGACAGATGCTTTACAATGGCAGTTTTTAGTTCATAGCCCCCGTGATCGGAACCGATTGCAATATTATAATGAGACATCTTCTAGTCCTGCTGCTCTTAATTTTACTATGTTATTAATCTGAAATTGCTTCGCATCAAGGGCTTTGATTAAACCCATATACTTGTTACGGATGAGTGCAAATTCATTTACGATGTGCTGTTGATCTACAACTTCTTGGACGCCGTCTACATACTTTTCAGCATCACGACTGGTCAATGCACGGTTATAGTGTTCTAAAAATTTCTTGTAATGCTCGGTTCTTTTTTTACGAAGTTCAATATTTAGATATTCTAATATTGCTTCGATTTCCTGCAATTGATTAAACCTATGTTCAACTATACCCGGCATGTCACGGCTATGTTTTTCGACATTGCCTTTAAGACCGCACTCAATACGAGCTTGTGCAAGTTGCGACTCGTAATAATCAATTGCAGGAATAATTTGAGATATGTCCTGACGGATTTCTCTAAACCAGTTCATTACTTACCATTTATCTTCGTCATCTGAGTCATAATCTTCATAGTTTTCACTATCAATATATACTTCTCTTAAGACTCTGTCAAGTGTGCTATCATACCCTACCCATTCATCTGCAGTTTCTGACAAGTCGCACACGTTTTCATTTATAATGTCTAGAAACTTTTCACATGCAGTGTCTTTTTCTTTAGGGTTAAGGTATGATTTCATTGCCATCCAAATATCGACATATGTTTGGATTTCGGTTTCATTCAGTTTCATAATTAGTGCGTTCCTCCAAGATGGTTTGATTTTCATCCTGGATATTTAGTTCTTCAACAACAGAATCTGTATCGTGGTCGTTCCACTGCTTCATGATCAAATCTAGCGAGTTTCCTTCATTAGATTCCCATGCTTTACGAAACTTAAGAATTGCTTCTCCTGTTTCTTTGTCGATGTATTGTAGTCTATTGCCGCTTTTAGTTAACACGCCTTTAGCTTCACAAAAGTCGACCAATCCACTGTATGGGCTCATACCTGTTTCATAAGGAATTTTAACTTGGACAGATTCGAAAGGTTTTGCATAACGTGTTTTCATAATCTTACACGAAGCACGGATACCTCTAACTTCGCTAATTTTGTTACCGTCTTCATCTTCTTTAAGTTTTAGTTTTTTCATCGCTACAACAATAGAAGATGCATAGATAAAGCCAGACCCGCCACTGATCTTGTCATCTGGATCAAACATATCCTGGCTTGCATAAGTATGGTTCGTAGCAACAAGCCCGACGTTATAATCGCCGAACATATTTACACAGTTCCTAACAAGTGCAGTTAGTGCTTTGGGTTTACGACCCATATCGCCTTTAAGGTCACCTGATTGAAACTGATTAACATCAGTGGGCGTAAGCATCATGCCTAAAGAATCTAAAACGAAAAGAATTTTAGGACGTTCGTTTGCTGTCTTGTCTGCATATTCTTTTTTATAATCTGTCATAAAATCGTTGATGATTTTTGCAACATCATCGATCATAGCAACGTTTAGTTTAAGTAGTTTATCTTCAGCAGTATCTACATCCAATGCACGAAGCCATTGCTCGTCGAGTGCGTTTTCAGTATCAACAAGCACAACAAAGATGCCTTGACGTTGTGCTTCACGAACTAAGTTACCAGAACAAATAAATGATTTACCTGCACCAGATTCGCCTGCAAATACAGTTACCTTACCAAGCGGAACACCGCCATCAAATCTACCACTGATTAGCTTGTTTAATGTATAGTTACCTGTGCTAATCCAAGTATCCGGATCACGAAATCCGATACTCATACCAGGAACACTTTTAGTAATACTTTTACGGAATTTACTAATATCAAAAGGCTTAGCCACAATATATCTCCTATTAGAAAGACATATAGGGCGACTGATGCCGCCCTATATATTTTCAAATTTTATTAGTTTGAACCTCTAGCACGAATCGCTGCTAGAATGTCTTGTGCGCTAGGTTTAGCGTCACTTGTGGCCGGCTTAACAATCGGCGCACTGGGCTTTGGAGCCGATCCTTCAAAAGGGATTTCGTCATCCTCGTCAACATGAGCTTCAGGCGCAGGACGTGAAGGTTGCGCTATACTCTTTGGTGCCGGCTTAGATGCACTGTTGTTTGCTGCACTATTGCTAGTATCAATTTGAACGCCTGCAGGACGATAGAAGTTACCCCAACGATCAGGGTCATACATTTGACCGTCAACACTTGCTTCAAACATTTCTTGAATTGCACGTAGCTCATCTTCGCTAGGCTGCTTTGGCAGATAATCGTTAAGATTAAATAGACCAAACTTTTCAATAGCTGCACGTTCTTCGCTATTCAGGCTACGTTCACGACGGGCCCAAGAGCTAGTGCTATAGTCAGCATATTGACCTTTTTGTGACTTAGTAAGACGGAAGTCTGTTCCAGCTTCATAATCAGTTGGAATGTTTTCAAAGTCTGTATCCATTAGCGCACCTTTGATAATCTTAAAGATGCTTGGATTAATGATGAATCTGCGAATTGGATTTTCTGGAACAGATTCTTCTTGTAGGCTGTTTTCTGTTACAAAGCCTTGGAACACATAGCTCTTTTTCTTCCAGTATTTGCGACCAAGTTCTTCTAGGTTAGGATCTTTAAACCACCCACGAACTTCGCTAAGAACTGGGCAACTGCCCACAGGACCCCACATTTCGTTACATGGAACATTTACTGTAACTTTACGTGAATCTGGCTGACCTTTAACACCGTTAAATTCAATTTTAATCATCAGACGTTCACGCCAGAAGTATGTGTTAGATGCATCTCCGTCTGGTAGGAAACGAATCACACTTGTTGAATTTTCTGGGATATTCCAAAATGGGAAGATAGCGTTATCGCTTGTTCCACCGGTAGACGCTCCTTGTGAGCGAGCTTCTTGTTCTTTTAGTTTTGCACGAATTTCTGCCAATGTAGCCATAGTTTTTTCTCCTTATATGTGCCTATAATGTTTTGTGCCTAAGTATACCTTAGTGGCAAAATACTTATTACCACTAATGTAACGTGTTTTATTTATCTTGTCAATTAAAAAGTTTCTTAAAATTATAGCCGTCGAACACTTTATTAATTTTGCTTTCGACAGTTGTAATAACTGATTCTCTTTCAATTGACTCATTACCACCTTGCTGTAGCTTAGGCATCAGTGCTTTAATAGCATTTGCTGCTTTCACTAGCATAGCACGGTCTGTAATTTTGTCAACCAAATCACCCATTCTTGCGAGAGTGACTGATAATTCGTCGTCGTCTTTACCGCCAGCAATTATACCGCTGAGGTATTCGAATATTGCACCCAATTGTTGTTGGTAAGGTGCTTTTGCTAAAGTAGTATTATTCATCGGATTTTCAGGATCTGATTTAATTTCCACCCCAGCTCTTAAATTTACTTTAGATACTCTGTTAACTAAATTTGTTAAATTATCTAGTGTTTCTTTTGCAAAGTCATCACGCTCACGCACTGCTTCCATTTCTTTGATTAGTGCATTGACATACGGTAGCGCACTGTCAAGACCTTCATCAAATGTTCTTACAGTGAATTTATCTTTGATGGTAGCAATGTCATCTTCGTTAATAGTTTGTTCTTCAGCTTTAAACTCTTCCGCCATACGAGCATAACCTTTACTGCCCTTGCTTTTATTTAATTTTTCACGAACAGAAACTATTCTAGACGAAACTGCTTCGATAATATCAAATGTGTCTTCGCTTACTAAATTGTTACGCAAACTGTAACGCTTGAATTCTTTTAACTGCTTTAATTCGTCGCACATTTCGATGATGTGTTGTCCAAGCTCATCATATGGGTTACCGCCTTCTTTAACATGACGTAACATTGCACGACCGCCAGCAAGGTTATTGCTAGGAAATTTGTAGCGTTCTCCATCTGCATTTTCAATATAAATGGCACTGATGTTACGACTACGGCTACCACGTTGTTCCTCATTTACTGGCTTTTTGTGTTTAATGATAAGTTTTGCATTTTCTAATTTTTGGTAGCTGCTTTTTGTGCTGCCGTATGCTACACCGATGGATTCTTGAACGTTCATGTCTCTAACTTTCTGTGCTTGATAATCAAAGTCTTTTGGAGTAATTTCTTTTGTAAATGTTTTTAAGGTGTATTCGATAATACTTTGGTTGGCCAAAGTTTTAAGTTGTCTGATTACATCTTTAACTTGATCCATTTGTGTGCCTGCACTCAAGCTAACTTTGAGTTCACGCTTACTATCAGTTTCATCTAAATTCACCATAGTAAAAGTATCAGGTATATAAAAACGACGAGCTTCTTGTGGATCTACTGTATTTTTACCTTCGTCAGTGAACAACTCTACATTAAAGCCATTGCCTTTAATGATTTTAAAAACTTTTTCTGCAACTGATTCCGAACTTAACATTTACATTATTCCTTTGTTATATTTATGTTAAAAACACAAAAGGCATAGGGGCAAGATCTTCATCCTCATCAAATGTATCTTTTAATTCGTTGTAAGTGGTTTCATCATACTGTGCAACTTGTTGAGCAATTCTGACTACTAACAATAGTGCCATTACTAAATCGTCTGTTTCGCCATCTTTAGCAGAGAAACTACTACCACGTGAAACAAATGTTTTTAGTTCTCTTAATAATGCGTTACTAGATATTTCGATCTTGTTACCTTCAACCCAAGTTTTCAATTTACTACATGCACTCAACTTCGACTTGTTAGTTGTTGTGAATCCTTTTCTATGAATTCTACCTGCAGATTTAGGCTGACTAATAAACGTTCCCGGAATATTGTCCTCACCCACTTCATTAATAACAACTAACGCTGCCTCTCCTAGGGTATTATTTTCTACACTCCAATATATTTCAGCGTCCGGTGCTTCATCTTTTATTGCTTGCAGTATGCTTTTCAATATACGTATTTGCTCTGTGATTGCTGTTTTGTTGTGCTTCCATTCTGCAACTTGTTTCATGCCAGGCAGTTCGTATACTTGTATTGCAGCATTGTCGCCGCCAGTTCCTAAACTCGGGTCTAGTCCTGCAATATATGTTTTTCCTTTTTGTATGTTCTTATACCAACGAACTTGGCCTGTTCTCTGATACGGGTCTCTGCCTTCCATAACACTAAGTTTAAGGCTGCTAATTAATGTTTCGTCTGCAGTAATAAACTCGCAACCGTGTTCACGTCTGAAACGTTCTTCGCCGATTTTGCCTTGTTCTTCTGCTGCCCACTTTTCATCTCTGTCTGGGTGTTCACGCCAATCAACAAGTATACTCTTAAACCCGTTAACTCCAACATCTGTCTCGTTACCATATTCGTCTTGTGTTTTATTTGCTTGCTTCCAAATTTGTGCAAACTGGTCGTTGTCTTGGTTTGGGGTTGATGTAATAAAACACTTACCACCTGTGCTTAATGTGGGCGATAGCGATGTCCAAAACTCGCTAGCAATGCGTGGCGGAACGAATGCAAATTCGTCTAAGTAAACTAAGGTGAGCGATAACCCACGACCTGTATTTTCTGTAGTGGCTTGTGCAATAATACGACTGCCGTTGTCAAATTCCAACGAACCTTTGTTATACGCAGTAGAACCTGCACGTATATGATTAGGGCAACATTCATACATAAAACGTATACGTTGCATAATTTCTTGAGCACCGCTCATTTTGTGTGCTGCAATGAGAATAGTGCTATCTGGCTTAAACATTGCATACCATAGCAAATATGCCGCTGCACACGTAGACTTACCTGTCTGTCTGGGCAACATTGCAATACTATAACGATAGTTGTGATATACATCTACTAATCGTTCTTGATATTCAAACAGCATAAACTTCATCCTACCTTTAGTAGGATGTTGAATATAACAAAAATTTTTGATAAAATATTGGGGATCAACAGCCGACATTGCAAGTTCTTGTAGCTGCTGGGGTGTAAACTTTTCTTTACTATAGGGTTTTTTGATTAAATTTGTATCAACTGACATATAACTACTTATCAAGATAAGAGGCAGTGTTAATACACTGCCCCTACCTGTAAACTAACCTTAAATGCCTGCGAGTTTTTTAAGGTAATCTAAACTTTCGTTAGTTGATTCTAGGTTATTCATTACTTGTTTAACCATAATACTAATATCGCTTGAGCCTAGTTCTTCTACATCGTCATGGAAACCAGCAACATCATCAATTGCAGCTTCTACACGATCTAGCCCGTATTTCTTTAGTAAATCTTCCATGCCATAACTTACACTTAGTCGATGTATGATAGCATCTTTTACTGGATTGTCTTCGTCTTCATATGGCTTGCCAACTGCGCCCATAAACATGTTATTTTCGTTGTATTTGTTCATACCGCCCGGTGTTCTCTTTTTCAAATACATTTTTGCCATTTGACTTACGTGCGGAATGTCTGCGTTCATGATAGTTTCAATATTTTTAAAGTCCCATCTATTTAGAATGTCTTTAACAATTTCACGCTGTTCTTTAGGTGTTAGGCTTTGCTTATCGCCGTATTTAAATTTTAAATGTTTGATATAAGTTGGGCTAATAGTTGCGCCTTCTTGCACTTTGTATTTTTTGCCGTCTACTTCGAATTCTTTTTTTCCTGCTTGCTTTGCTTGTGCCAATGCACCACTGAATTCGTTACCTTCATTTGGCTCTTCGCTTAAGTCTGCAGACTCGTCTTGCATATCTAAATGCATTCTTGCACCCATGTCTGCTTCGTCGATTGCACTATACACTGCGTCGAGCGCAGTTTTAATGTCATTAAGCCACGCAGGGTCGCCGCCAAGTTCTTCGATCGATTTCCAAAGAGCACCACCCTGACGAACAACAGTAGTATATTGATCGATAGTAGTTCTCATTTTTTCAAATGTGTTTGCGATTTTCTGCTCTGACATCTTATGCTACTCCTGCTAGTTTTTTTAGGTATTCGAGTGATTCGTTTGCCTTAGTTTCTTCTTTATCTTTAGCCGCTTTTTTCATCGGCTCCTTCTTATCCCCATCGCCATCAATATCAATATAATCTGGTTTTGCTGCTTCGTCAACTGCCTTTGCAATATCATGTGCTTTTTTGATTGTCGATTTCTTGAGTGGTGGTTCGTCACCTGTTGATTTCATTGCCTGTGCCATGCCAACTGCATATGGACTCTTTGCTTTTTCTGTAAATGACTTATAAGATTCTGCTATATCTTCAACTGTATAATCTGGATAAATGTCTTCATCAACAGTTACATGATCGCCTCTTGCTTTCAAATAACGACGTAAGCTAGTATCACTTACACTACCAAGTGTGCTAATACCGTCCGGAAATTCTTCTGGGTTTGGTTCAGTTGTTGCGTCATCAAACCCTGCACCTTCCGATTCACTCATGCCGCATCCGCATGTGCCGCCGCAGCCACATGATGGTTCGTCTGCTGGTTGCATTTGAACACTGATGCCTGCTAATTTTAATAGATCCATTAAGTCCATTTTATTTTACCTTATACTCTTTTGACAACTCAGTCTTTGGTAAGTTTTTTACAAACTTTGCAACAAAGCCGTTACCATAATAATCATCGTGCTTTACTTTAGCGGAATCGCTATAGTCTGCATCTGCTAACACGCTTTTTGAATCTGCAGGCTCTTCTTGAACTGCACTAATATTTTCATCTTCTAATTTATTACGAACTAGAATTGCTTGCATTGGCAAACCGGTTGCCTTTGATATTTCTTCATGAAGAACGTTACTTGTAACCGGTAACTTTGCTGTAATGTCAAATATGTAAACCTCTGCAGGCCCCCATTCAGCAAAGCCATATGGTGACTTTTGCATAATAGTTTTCTTTGGAGCACTAACGCTTTCAACGTTATACTTCATCAGATGTTGTTCTAACTTGTCAAGTTGTTCGCTTGACATTTCGACTACTGTGCGAATTCTAAATTCGTAGCTCTTTTCATTTTCTGCCAAATAATGTTTTAGACTCTTCATGATAATCCTACCTGTTGTAATTATTTATCACGCTTTGCCTGTTTTCATTCGTTCGATGACAGCATTGATTAAACTATTTCTATCTTCAAATTCTTCTGCTTGACCTTCGAGTGGGCTGTCCTCTTTTTCTTTAAGTGCTGCATCTACTTTACGTGTATCGAGATCAAGTTTCGCTTTACGCATCTGCAATTCAATCATTTTTAATTTTTTATCTAACTTTGTTTGTTTTGCAACAATAGCATTGCTCATCATTTTACCCGCAACGTCGAAGATAGCAGCGGCATTCCTGTCGTCAACATTTTGACCTAAATCCATTAAGTCTTTAAATGCTTTCATTGCTTCTTCTGCATACTTGTCCATGTCTTTGTCTAATGTTTCTAGATCACGAACAACGGGCAATGCTTGGTCTATCTTATCCGCTACGTCTAAAGTATGCTGCAGAGACATTAAATCAAAACCAGTCTCATCATCAGCTATTGGCTTATCAATTTCACTATCGTCAACTTCTTCATTTGGCGGTAAGTTAAAAACTTCTTCTATTTTTCTTGACATTATCTTTTTCCTGGATTATTAAAGAGTTCGTTTTCAGTTAGGACTCTAAAACCTACTCCTTGCTTTTCTGCAAACGTTTTTGCAGCCTTCCATTTTGCTTCGTTTACAATTGCTTGTGCTTTTTGTTGTTGGCTCTTAGCTTTTCCTAATACTTGGCCAGCAGGTTTTATTTCGATAAACTCAGCATGACGCTTCCCCATTTTGTCTTCGTATATCATGAAAAAATCAGGGACATAAACTGTATGTCTGTTTGTTAACGGATTAAAGTAAGGGATTCGATGGCTTTCGCTTGCCCACGCTAAGACGTATGGGTGCGAATCTAGCACTCGCATAAATTTTAATTCCCAACTAGATCGATATCTAGGTGTGTGTTTACCTATATACTTGGTAGGATTTTTAGGTTCAAATATTCCTTGCTGAAACTTGGACATTATTACCTTATAGCATTTGATGTAGGAGAAGTTGATGCAACTCCGTTACTATCAATAACGACCGAAACAATATTAACTTGCTCTGGTTGAAACTGCACTTGCCATGTCACTGGATTACTATCGCTATAATTTACCATGTCATGATTGACACTTGATATTGTGCAATTAAAGCAAGTAATTTCTCTACCTGTTGTAGGAGTATCTCTTGTTCTAATTCTTACAAAGTCAAAGAAATAGCGTGTAGCAGTTGTTAATAGTTTTGTTCCGTATACATTATTTGTTTGATCCGACAACGCATCGTAATTAAAAATCTGATTAGGATCTAAGTTTGCTCCGTGAAAATAATGTTTATTATATGATTCTAATATGATTTGAAACATATTGTCTCTTGTATCATAAAATACAACATTGAAAGGCGTAGGAGTCATACGTGTCGGAACATAACGTATCCTGTTATATTGATTAACAGGCACTACGTTATGTTGATAATCTGGTAATGCAACTGATTGAACTCGATGAAATATAAAGTTTTCTGCTTTTAAATCATCTAAACCAGGTATACTTATAGATGGGTTAATACCCAATTGAAGTTGGAACTGAAAACGCTGCCTTGGCATGAATATTTGCGGATCTGAATCTGCACCGTATACTGCAGCGGCAGCGTTAAAAGGGCCAGTATTAAAAATTGCTCCAACCATTGTTTAAATCTATCTATTAACCTGTTGCTAGTCCTGCAGTTTGGTCAATTGTAGCGCCTGTTAGCGTTGGTAGACCTGCTGCATCGTAAATTTCTGCATTGTCGTAGCGAATACTAATCTGTATTGCAACTTGGTCACTGGATGCGTAATTCATATCACCGTATGAAATGCTACTAATATAGCAACCTGACAATTCGTATCTGTTAAGAACGCCTGGGTTAGGACTTGCACCGTCAAGGTTTTCAACTACAGTTGTAAACTTATATGCAGATCCTGCTCTTGGACTTGATTGATTTGCATGGTCAATCTGACGATTCATTTGAGCGTTAAGTTCTCTTACAATAATTCCATCAATATCGTCTCTTAGCATAATACCAACTTCTTGCCATGTGTGCTTACCAGCTAGATATATTCTGCTGTTATATGCATCAAGTTGAACTGGATCGTGTTGTAGTGACGGACGTCCTGCGCTAATGACGCTACGAGTAGGTGTTGCAGTGAACGCACCGCCGATAAATGTTACACGGAAGCGGTATGCTAGTTTTGGCATAAGTGTTGTAGTGTTACCTGTGTTATCAGGAACGCCTAGTGTTGTTAAAACTGCCATTTTAATCTCCTCTTAATACTGGCTGTATGTATTTATTAAAATTTAGTGAAAAAAAATGGGCGACCGAAATCGCCCATTAAATACTATGTTAATAGTATATATTATACAGTAGTTGAAAGTGTTCCTGTATTGACAATACGGATTGGGATATAGATAAATTCAACAGCTTTAGCTGGTTCAATTGCAATATCAATCCATAGTTCGTTACGATCAATTCTAGCAGGGGTATTGTTTGATTCATCACAAACAACAGCATAGTCATAAACACCACGCTTTGCTAAAATATCAGCTAAGAACTTTTCAAATACTAGCTTTGCTCTTTCTCTAGTTTGTGCATCGTTTAATTCAAACAAGAAAGGACGAGCTAAAGCATCGAACCGCTCTCTTAGATACGCAACAAGTCTTGCAACGTTAACACGATCTAGCGCACTAGTTGAAGTGTGCAGTGTTTTTTGACCAAAAACAACTGTTCCGTTACCAACAAATGTAGTAATCGGATTAAGTTTATTTTGATACATTGCGTCACGTTGACCTTGTGTTAGAGAAATTGCTTTAAACTCGTTCTCTGTAGTCAAATAACCAACTGCGCTTGCGTTTTGAACTACACCACGTGTTGTTCCTGCTGGCGGGAACCATACATAGCTAATATTATCATTATATGCATATGTATACAACGCAACATGGCTTGGAGGAACAACTACTGTGTTACCGTTTACTGGTTCAGTTGTAGTTGCTGCAGGGTAATAAACCGCACTGTATGTGTTATTTGTTACAAGTCCATCTTCACCATTTTCTGTTGCAACATCTGCGTTTTGAACCCATTGCACAACTTGTGTTGGATTTTTACGCATTGGCGAGTCAATGATGATGAACGCAGTTTCGCCACGATCACTGTTAAGTGATACTAGTTCATCAGTTAGTTCAGGATAGCCTGGTGCAGCAAGTAAGCTAAAGGTGTATTGTGGATCTCTTAAATCTTCACCCGCTGCAGCCGCTTGCATTGCATTAGCAATATATTGGCGTTGTGCAAAACGACCGAATCTTCCGCTACCGTCTGCATGATTGCTTACGGCATTTCTCCATGCTCCGTCTGTTGAATTATACACTCGTAGTGTATTTTTGCTTTTTGCCATGTTAATAGCGATCATGCCATTTGGATAAAGCCCTGGGCTCGGTGCGCCGTCTAGTAATGTACCAGCGTTTCCGGCAGTTTTAGTTATATCTGCAAATAATACACCACGTTGTGAAGTTTGGTCAGTATTGTCGTGTGTTACCCAACCGATAGTT